TGGCTGATCACTTCATCGATCAACCCGTATTCACGTGCAGCTTCTGCGCTCATGAAGTTATCGCGGTTGGTATCACGCTCGATCTCTTCAAGCGTATGCCCGCTGTGCTTGGCCATCAGCGTGTTGAGACGCTCACGAATAAAGAGGATTTCCTTGGCATGGATTTCGATATCCGAAGCCTGGCCCTGGAAACCGCCCAGTGGCTGGTGAATCATCACACGCGAGTTCGGCAGGCAGAAACGCTTGCCAGGAGCACCGGCCGTCAGCAGGAATGCACCCATGCTGCACGCCTGACCAATACAGGTGGTCGACACGTTAGGCTTGATGAACTGCATGGTGTCGTAGATCGACATACCCGCTGTCACCGAACCGCCCGGTGAGTTGATGTAAAGATGGATATCCTTGTCCGGGTTTTCGGCTTCAAGGAACAGCAGTTGCGCACAGATCAGGTTGGCCATGTAGTCTTCTACCGGACCCACCAGAAAGATCACTCGCTCCTTGAGCAGTCGCGAGTAGATGTCATAGGCGCGTTCGCCACGGGCGGACTGCTCGATAACCATCGGGACCAGGCCGCCGGCGGCCTGGATGTCAGAGTTCTGCTGAATATAAGAATTGCGGGACATGTCTCGCATTCACTCCCAAATAGTCATTTCTTGAATACGCACAAGCCAGCGCGAAGGCTGGCTTGTAGGTGTTTTCGAACGAGAGACAAATCAGTCGGCTTGTGGAGCTTCCACCGGCTTGACAGCTTCTTCGTAGGAGACCGACTTCTCGGTCACGCTAGCCTTCTGCAAAACAGTATCCACAACTTGCTCTTCAAGCACAACCGAACGCACTTCGTTCATTTGCTGCTCGTTCTTGTAGTACCAGGCTACAACCTGCTCTGGCTCCTGGTAAGCGGAAGCCATTTCCTGGATCAGCTCGCGAACGCGGGTGTCATCAGGCTTGAGGTCGAACTGCTTGACCACTTCAGCAACGATCAGACCCAGCTCTACGCGACGCTTGGCTTGTTCTTCGAACAGCTCGGCCGGCAGTTGATCAGGCTTGATGTTGCCACCGAACTGTTGAACGGCCTGAACGCGCAGACGGTTCACTTCGTTTTCCAGCAGGGCTTTCGGCACTTCGATCGGGTTGGCGGCCAGCAAGCCGTCCATTACCTGATTCTTGACCTTGGATTTGATGGCCTGACGCAGCTCGCGCTCCATGTTCTTGCGAACTTCGGTGCGGAAGCCTTCGATACCGGTTTCCTTGATACCGAACTGCTTGAAGAACTCTTCGTTCAGCTCAGGCAGCTTAGGCTCGGAAACAGTGTTGACGGTAACGGTGAACTCGGCGGTTTTACCAGCCAGTTCGAGGTTCTGATAGTCTTCCGGGAAAGTCAGGTTCAGAACGCGCTCTTCGCCAGCCTTGGCGCCAACCAGACCATCTTCAAAGCCCGGGATCATGCGACCGGAACCCAATACCAGTTGGGTGCCAGTGGCAGAACCGCCAGCGAATGCTTCACCGTCGACCTTGCCAACGAAATCGATGTTCAGTTGGTCTTCGTTCTGGGCGGCGCGATCGGCCACTTCAAAACGAACGTTCTGCTTGCGCAGGATTTCCAGCATGTTGTCCAGATCGGCGTCAGCCACGTCTGCAGACAGACGCTCAACGGAGATGGACTCGAAGCCAGCAACAGTGAACTCAGGGAATACTTCGAAAGTAGCGATGTATTCCAGGTCCTTGCCTTTTTCAAAGGTCTTTGGCTCTACAGCAGGGGCGCCAGCCGGGTTCAGCTTCTGCTCAACCACAGCTTCGTAGAAAGTAGCCTGGATCAGATCACCCAGCGCTTCCTGACGCGCGCCATCTTCATAACGCTGACGGATCACACTCATAGGCACTTTGCCTGGACGGAAGCCAGGGATCTTGGCTTTACGTGCGGTCTGCTGCAGACGCTTGTTGACTTCAGTCTCGATGCGTTCGGCAGGCACGCCAATGGTCATGCGGCGCTCAAGAGCGGAAGTATTTTCAACAGAAACTTGCATGGATATTCCTCGTTGCACAGACGTTAGCCGGCGTTTCCGACCCCAGAATCAAGGGCATGCATTCTAGTGGGTCAAACTCAAGAAGTCACCCTACTGAAAAAGGGCGGATATAGAGGAAGGAATCAGACGATCAGCGACTGGCAACCGCAGCTGCTTTCAACTGACCGAAACGCGTCTGGCACGGCCCTGCACAAGGCATCACGCACCCGGCCTCAACGTCGATTCCGTTCCGCGAAGCACACCCCGCACGACCGACGGCAGCCAGGCTGGCCGATCAGCGAGACGAAAAACAATAATCCTGAAACAAAAAAAGCCGCACTAGGCGGCTTTTTTCAAACGTCATGACCGCATAGCAGCTGTGACGCGTTTTAATCTTGGTGCGGACGGAGAGACTCGAACTCTCACACCTTGCGGCGCTGGAACCTAAATCATCCTAACCAAGCAAAAAGCCTTATAAATCAGCAGCATATGCCGCCCGCAATCGGTCACGCTGTACCAAAAGCCGCCGCAGTGTACACGCTGACGCCTTGTGTGGCTCACGTTTTGTACACGCACCTTGAAATTCCCTTCTCCGGCGTCCTGCCGACTTACACGCCTCACCTCTTCTGTTCCGCCAGCCACTCCTGGGTTTCAAGCTGCGCCTTCACATGCTCCAGCGCTGAATCAGCAAGCTCAAGCATCTCGCGCAGCTCTTCTTCATCTATTACCTTCAAACGACCCAGCGCGTAGGCATGACCCAAAAGCTGCCCGTGCCAGTGATCAGTCGCATCCTCGCGCCTGGCTTCATGGTCGAGGTGGTCGTGCCAGATTTTCAGCTCTCGTTCTTTTGCGTCCATGACCTACTCCAATCGGCACCACCAAGATTGCGAATAAAAGGCATCGCCGATCTGCTCAACGCCGGTGAGGTTCATGCCTGTTTCTGCCATACCGGTGACCCGAACATCCAGTAGGCGAGGCAAGATATCCGGCGAATGCGGCGCACTGCTGAACACCCAGGCGCTGATAGTGGTTCGCCCGAGCGCCTTGTTCTCCATTTCGGAAATATGGATGTCGCCGCGCACCGGCTTAATCTTGGCGAGCTGCTTTGTGTCGATGGCAACGCCCAGGTGCCGTCGACGGACTATGAGGTAAAACATTTCCCGTCACCCTGAATACTGTATAGACATACAGTTAACTTCGGGCACAGCTATCGGTCAATACTGGATAAGGGGATTTAGACGAGGGGTTGGGAGGTTGCCACTCAGACTTGATCGGCTTCAATCGGCTCCAGGGGTAGCGCGCAACGCGAAAGTATCTTGCGCTCCTTAAATCGCCCATCTTTCAGCGAGATGCGCAGAAGATTGTCGACCTCCGAGACGCTCGCCCCAATGTGACGCTCGCCGATGCGGCCTTTCACGGTGAAATATTCGTCTGCTGTTTTGACGTAGCTGATCTCCCATTCAGTCCAACCGGCCCCATTCCCCCCGACGGCACAGATAGCGCCGAGCGATTTGGGCGTCTCCTGCCCAAACCGTCTGCGCCGAAGCCATAGAATCGGGCCAGCACCTGGAAACAGGAATCGGACTGACATGATGGGTAAAAGAACGCAAAGCGATGCAACCCACCAAACAAGCCCGCCGAGAACCGCGAGGACGGCATCGGACGCGTATCCGATTATTGCATCCAGGCCGGAAGCCTGCAGAACGTCAGACGAAGAGCCAGCCAGATCAGACGCAGCCCATTGCAGTCTGCCCATGTCGACCACGCCAAACCAAAACAGGATTGGCATGACAAGAGAGCTAAAGAACAAAACCATTGTCGCGGGCATAACCCTGAATCTTCCGTGTCGGCTATAAACGGATGGCAGTTTGCAGGCCTCTCGCCTGCATGTCACGCCGCTTCTCGCCGCAGGTTATTTCACGATCAGGGCGTTGTAGGCGCGCTCACAGGCGAATCCGGCCCGACGACTTCCAGTAAGCGCTGACGCCAGCTCTCCCGCAGTTCCATCAGCTTCTGATCGCAGCTGGGCGAGCAGATCGGTAAGGTCTCCGATTGTTTTGCCTCTTGCGGCAAGGCGGGAATTGAGGGCGGCTCGGTCGGAAAGCAGCTTGTCGGTTTGTTTGCGCAGGCTGTCATTGTCAGCGCGCTGGAGAGCAGCAAGAGCATCATCAGCCTGTTTCTGAGCGTAGGCATCGTCACGAACCTTCTGTATGTCTGTTTGGCGTTGTTGTTCGGTTCGGCGGGCCTTCTCCTCAGAATCCCGCGCAGCCTGGGCGATGTCGGCTTGGTAGGTCGCGTACTCCGCACGCACACTGCCGAGGGCCAGGGTCTGGTAAACCAGCCCAGCCACAAGCAGTGCAACCAGCGCTATGACAGCCCACACCCATGCGGGCACCAGCTTGAGCACGGCTATCACGCTAAGGACCCGCCTGCTTTGGTGTATTGGGCCAGAAGGTCAGCCAATTGGTGTTCGCGTTGCCCATACCCCGCCCCCGGCAAGCTTGCCCAGATGTTTTTGCACTTCAGTGCTGCCGCCTCAATACGTCCGGCCTTGATATCATCGAGTGCCTTACGCTCCTTTATTAGCTGAATGGCCCACCGGTCCTGGCTGACCGGGCCGAAGTCAGGGAGCTTGAGCAGGTCGCGATAGTGCGCATAGTCCTTGAGCATGAACTGGTAGCGGCCCGACGCATTAGAGGTCTGCCCACTTTTGCTGAACACCTTGGACTTTCGTCCGCCCGCGAACGGATGAACGCTGTAGTCAGAAAACAACTCAAGCTTGCCGTCAACGCCGGTCACGATAACGTTGTACCCGTCATCTGACCGGGAAAGGTAGTTGTCCCCCAGTTCAGACCATGCGAGCAGATCGAGGAAGGCAAGAACGTTACGCCCGCCTGCCTGCGCTTCAGTAATTCGTGGCATTGCTTTCTCCAGACGAAAAAAGCCCGCACATGGCGGGCTGAATATTCGCGTCGTTAACTGTAATATTTGTCACCACAACCAATCAGAGGGATCAGTCATGGAATCGAAAGTAGAGCAACCAAAAGAAGGCGAGCTGCCGAAGGTATTCACCGAGGCACAGGAAAAGCGCCTCCGAGAAATAATCAAGGAAGAAATACAGCGCGATCATCTTGAGGCTTTCGGTGATCCAGACAGGCTCGCTATTTAAACGGCGATGCCGCGGCGCGCCGCGTAAGCGCGCAGATCTGCGATAGTCGTCAGAATTTCTGCTTCGGTAAGCTCTACCGAGTGCGCCTGGAACACTGCGATGTTGGACTGGCCAGCCTGACCGGCAAAGGTTGGGATTGCACCAACCAGAATTTTCCCGCTGGTTTGTACCCGTGGGCCCGTGAGAGTGAATGCACCCTCGGTGTAAGCTATGCCAGTCGTGGCATTGCGGCCGGAGATTTTCCCGTTGGCACGCACCTGAACGACATGCAGGCCCCATGTGGCAAAGGCGCTCGGCGCAGTTGCTACTTCAGATGAAGTGTCTACCGAGTCAACTACAATCCCCATTGCTGCGCGCACTGTTGAGCCAATCGAGTAGAGCCCGATCCCGTTGCCAAGCGTGGCTGGATCGGAGATCTTGGGCGACCGATAGGTGCCGAAGTACCCAGGGCGGGTGGACGCCGACGAGTTGTCGTCAGGGCTCTTGGTGATGATGAAGAAGGTCCCCGCGACTGGTTCGCTCATGCTGGTGACCAGGTAATTTGTCCCGCTTCTGAAGAGGCCGTCAGAAGCCGACATCGTCGGAGCCCCCACCACAACGCCAGGCCCTTTGCCCGGCGCGTAATTGCGCGAAGCCTTGGCAATCGACTCATTCAGGAAGTGAACCAGCTCAAGTCCGCGGCGGACCGGTGCGGCGTATTCAGTCGCGAAGGCTTCTGCGTCGACGTCTTTTGCAATCAAACGAACACCCATGTGTAACTCCTAATTTTCAGAAGCCGGAAATGCGGCTGTATTCGAACATCACGCATGCGTTGTGCAGCGCGAACGTGTTACCCAGAGGGGATACGACGGTGTCTACGGTGCCGTGGCTGTCGCGAAGGTTGCCGCGCGCGCCCGACGATGGACCTGAGCGCGCCGGATCGCCGATGCGGCCACGGGCGTAGGTCAGAACAGCAGATGACGCCGCGGCTCGGTTGAGCGTAAGTCGCAGCGTGTCCGGCGCCGTAACAGAAACCCCGGTGATCAGGTCAGTCACTACGGCGTCAGCCTCTCGGATGTCGAAGCCCTGATTGACCTGTTGAGCGCAAAGCGCGGTGTCGAGCACCAGAGGGCCGTAGGGAACATGGAACTTCACGTCCACATATCCTGGCTGCCAATCCACCGATACAGGCTCAAGAGGTCTCCACTTGGATGCACCCTTGATCATTGAGGCGTAAAGGGCGCGGCTGTGGTATTCCCCCATAAGCCACGACGCCTCATTGGTAAGGTGCGTGTAATCCTGCGTGACGGTCGGAAACATGTAGGCTGGAGCCGACATGATCATGTGGTCGAACATCTTTGTTACCCGCCACTGCGCGAGCGCAATAGGCATAGCATCAAGCCCGGCTTTTCGATGCGTAGCTACTTGGTAAGTAAGGGTGTAAGGCCTGAACGGCTGCATCGATATACGGCTAACGTCTTTCGCGAGCATGTCAAACAGTTTTGTTTGCAATACCGCGTACTCAAAAGCGTTATTGGCAGCACCAACGTCCGTGTAGTTATTCTCACCTTGAGCCCAAATAAATGCCCATACGCTGTACGTCTTCCCCTGCGAGTCGCAAAGAGCTTTCGCATCCCTAACTGTTTGCAGCAAGGCGTTGTAATCGCGATTGCTCATATCCGGGAAAAGCTCTTCAATCCGCCTTGCCCCCCGCCCGCACGAGGAGACAAGGAATCGCCAATCTTCAGCCAGGCCGCCCTCTGCGACAATGCGCCGAACGAGGCCATTACATGCCCCAGACATGGGCGATTCGCCCTCGATCTCGCCGGTACTGCCATTCTCCAGCGTTTGCGTTTCGACGGCGGGGAGGAAAGAGCCTGGGCCGTAGCCGATATCGGTAGGGCGAACTTTAATACCCGATGCCAGCATGAGGTTTTGGTAGGGCTGCGTGGTGCTGATGATCGGGCTAGACCTCACTCCACGAATAAGAGATTGGCCAAACCCTATGAGGTGCATCACCGCCGTGCGGACTTGCCGACCAAGCTCTAGAAGCGGCATATCCGGCTCCTGTTGGTACCCAGGGATCACAAAACCTTTCGGGTCAGTGATCCTGATGCCAGGAGGATCGGCCGGCCGCACGACGAGACCGTTGATTACTGACTCGCGCGGGCCAAATCGACTGAAAAGAAAGCCGTTCAGGTCGGAAAGCTCAAGACCTTCTGGCGCGTCAATAAGCTTCGCAAGGGCAGTTTCGAGCCCATTTGAATGAAACATCCCGTTGCGCTCAAGCCAGGCGACAATGAAACCTTGGCGATCCACGAATTCGTGCGACCGAATCGAGGCGCTATCTGACGGCGTGGCCTGAACGAGTGCCGCAAGCGCGCTGGTGGCGTCGACGCTTGAGATGCGACCTACCTGCACCGCCACACCCGCATCGTTACGATAACGGGTTTCGAAAACATCGCCAGTACCTGGAACCGTAAAAAAACGGTTACTGATCCCAGTACCATTGGTTGCGGTCAGCCCTTCAGCGATAGTCTGAAACGTACCAACGCTAGCCAAGAACTCTGCGTAAATCTTCTTCAGAGTTGGCTTGGTGACACCATTGATGACGACATAGTCCTCATCCGACAAAAACAACGCATTGGCGTTTTCCACCAGCTCTTCAAATAGCTGAAGGTCGCTTGCTCCGCTCATAAATACTCCAGGCGAAAAAAAGCCCACTCAGTGGTGGGCATTGGGTTGTGATGTGGAGGCTATGCAGCGCCGTTCCATGATTTCGTGTACCAGCGCCCCAATAGCTCCTGGAGCTGGGCATTCATTACGGGAAGATCCATACCTACCAGAAGGTCCATGAGTTCCGCCTCGCTAATGACAGGCATTTCAAACGCCTCGAGTGTTGCTGTGTATCGATAATGGTTAACTCCAACCAGCTCAGGCCCGTCAAACAACGTCTCCATAAATTTCACGCGCGCGGGAGCAAGGCCAAGCGGGGTTCTGAGAGGGCACATAAACCACTGCGAGTAACCGATGGTCCACTTAACCCAGCCCTCAAAGAGAGCCGCCTGCTCTTCGGTGAACAGCCAAGAAACATTCGGATAAACCGGGACAGAAAGAAACGCCCTCCTTGAGCGCGACCTGCCGCTCTTCATTTTGGTGCTAATAATGGGGCTCTCTCTCGAGAATCCGTACCCGTCCCGAAGCGGGAGCGGAAGTCCATCAGGGAATGAAAACATGTGACGCGTTCCTTAGGCGGGAGCGAAGTTGTCGTCATCGGCATAGACCCTGACGTCGTAGTTGACCGCTTCCATGTCGGCCGAGTTGTCGCCCGGGTCGATCAATGTCACCAGCACCGGATAGCACCACCTAGTGGAAGTGCCGAACAAAAGGTGCGGCGGCTCGATCTCCCAGGAAAGGTCAGGATCGAAGTCGATTGCAGGCACAGCCACACGGAACTCACTGATCCTCGATGCAGGCCATGGCCCGCTAACCGTTCCGTCCGGGCGACGCAAAGCAATCACATGTGATGCTTCGTCCTCCCACACGAAAGGCTCCGAGCTTTCGAGGATTACAGGCCCTTCCCCCACGGTGAAGTCGTCCAGAATCGCCGACTGCCCGTAGCCGGGGATGTCGTCAGCCACCGCGTCATAGCTCAGGTATCCGCTATTCATGGCGTCTAGCTCGGTTCCCCAGCTGTAGGACTTGGTCTGATAGACCTGAGCCCGCCGCTTGCGTCGACCAATACGCCATGCCCTGTCCCTGTTCCTGACGCCACGGAGCGTGATCGTCTGCACTGTAAGCTTCGCGTCACCTGGCAGGCTGCAATCCACGACCTCTTCTGAGTTCGTCACCTCATCGATGTATTTCACCACCACGCCGTCGAAATCGTCTGGCGCAGGCAGCGTGAAGCCACGCTTCAGGGGGGTGGTCATGTTTTGATGGGTGTACATCTTGCCGATCTGCGTGCGCGGCTCGTCGCGTACCGGTGTGATCCTCCCCCTCTCAAGGGTGAACTCGGCGAAACCGGCCAGGAGTGCGTCGTTGATGCATTCCTTTACGGTGCTGTCGTCTTCCACCTTGTAGTCGAAATAGTCCTGTCGATCCGCCCAGATAGGGCTGTACCTCGCGAACTCCTCTACATCGAGGTCTCCATCGTTCGCGCCGACAGACTTGGACACGTAGTTGACCCACGGAGCAATTTCTCGCGTTGGGAAAAGCTCTGTCGTCCACTCACCGTCAACCAGAACGGGAAGCTTGCGCGTCGCCACTACGGAAACCTGGCTTTGAGCCTGGGCAGCCAGACGGTCCCCGCCTCGCACGTAGAGCGCCATGGTGGTACAGCCCTGATATGACTCAGGAGCCTTGTCGATGCGAGAGCGCAACCCGTACCACTGCACACGGTTGAATTTGTTTGTGCTGGTGGACTCCTCTCCGATCCGACGGACCCTGATTTCCGGGCGCATGCGGGATGACACGCTAAATCGGCGCGTGTAGCCCTGCTGGTCCTGGCTCATCGCCTCAAACGTGTATGGCAGGGATGTCCACGCCCCAGCCGTTTCAATATCTCGGTACTGAACCTCGACTTGCGCGAAGTGCTTCCTGATATTTCCGTTTTTTTCCGTGTATCGAACGAGGCCCTGCGGGAAGAAGAAGTCCACCTCAACGCTTCTGACGTCCTCCCCTTTAGGGCAGGCAGCAAACGGTCCTACCCAGTCCCCTTCGGTGGTAGACCCGTCCAGCGGTATCTTCACAGAGTTGCTATTCATGAAGCTGAAGCCAGCCCATGAGCCATCCTGCGTGCCAGTATCAGTGAGCCGCGCAACAGTGATGGATGAAGGACCATGCCCCTCGTCCACCGTCGTTGCTTCGTCATCCTCTGCTGCATCGTCCGCTACCGCTGTAATCCGGTATCTCAAGTCGCGGTAGCCGATTGTCGACCAGGCATCGCCCACCTGAAGCCCAGTGACGGTCAGGCCGCTGTCATACTTCAGGGTCATCTTTGGTGGTACCGCAGCAGATCCTGAGGCGCTGGCAACGCCGGTAGCGCTGACTGGCGCTGATCCGAAGACATCCGCTGTCGTGCCAGAGATCGCTAACGCCCGGCCAGAGTAAGGCGAAGCAGCCTCAACCAAACGGATTCGGCCCGACGCCACACTGGCAGATATCCCAGACCCCGATATTTTGCTGGCAATGCCTGCCGCCAGTGACGAAACGTCCGCATACGTGGTGTTCAAAGTTACAACACGCGTACCGCGCGCAAACGCGGATGCAGTTGCTCCATTTTCAAGCATGGCGCTGTCGATGGTGACGGTGTTACTGGTCAGGTTGGAGCGGTTGATGTAGCAAATAACTGCGCCGGTCGATGCTGTCGCCAGGGTGAACGTGAACGTGTAGCGCATTCTTGTCGCGGTGATTGCCTGAACGGTACCGAGACGATCTGCACCGTCGAAATACCCGCACTGGATCGTCGCGCCATCGGTTGCCGATGATGCGTAAACGCTGACGGTGTAAGTGCCGGCGGGAAGGCTAATGTTCCAGCCGGCTGCGTTGTTGGTGGTACACAGCTCGATAAAGTGGTTAGCGGATGCCGCCACGAACGACGCCTGAACACCGAAGCCTGACGCTGATACCGCGATCGCCACCCCTGTTAGGGTCACTGCGGCGGGCTTCACGATTGTTGGCAATACAGTGGTGGTCAGCCAGCTATAGGTATCAGGCACCCGATTGTAAACCGGGCCGCCTCCGATGTTCATTACTGCTGGAGTAACACCGAAATCTAGCCGGGCGGGTACAGCGCTGGCGGTTAGCGATGATGCCGACCCCACGTTTGGAGATACCGCAGGCGTGCCAGGCGTGTACGTAGCAATCACATACTCACCGGCGTTATCGCCCGCAATTTCGATCTTCATACCAACAAATGCGCCGAGCATGGAAAGATTTTCGCCGCTGACTACAGACGCGGTTCCTGCTCCAGAGTCGCCGAACTGGTATTGATACGGAGCCTCGATTCGAACGATAAGCCCTGCCGCCCATCCGACCGGGAACCAACCCGCGCCAGCTGGAACAGATACAACCAGACCGTTCAGCTGTACGGTCTCTGCGACCAGTGTCTGGTCAATCTGGCTGGTGGTTGTCAAAGTCAGGCCGGAAGCGCCGCTATTGGTAGCCCCTACCTCCTCCGAACTGTGCCACCAAAGATGCGCGTCCTCGGTTGCAACAGACTCGCCGGGGCCATAAATTCTGTAATCGACAGAACTGCCCAGCGATGCGATTGCAGTGCCGCCTATGTATATCTCGCTTGAATCTATTTCAAATTCGCCCACACCAACGCAAATGAGCATTTCGACCCACTGAACCTTTGGATCATCGCCGAACCAGCGGCGAGTTGGCGTCAGATAATCCGGGAATATCTCATTCCGACCTGCTGCCTCCCTGATGACATCACCAAGCTTCACCTGGTTGCCGGTAGTCTTCGCGAGATTCAGGTTCTTTCCTGATTTGGAATCGCTGCTCGGGGTCGCCAAAGGCTTCTGGGTGAGCAGGATCACGCCAACGGCAACCACGGCAACGATCAGCACAATGATTGCGGTTTCAATGCCTTTCGGCTCTGGAAAGATTTTGACGATATCGTGCGGACCGAACTCAAACTTCGTCCACGACTCAGGCGCTATAAATACGCCATTGACCTCGATGCTGATCGGCGGCGATTTACGCGGCTGGTAGCTGGAAACATTCGCCAGGAGCCACTGCTCCAGCGTCATCACCCGATCGGTCTTGTGGCGCTCCAGCGGACTGCCTTCCAACTTGCTCGGGTAGAATTCGATCACGGTGATAGCTCACTTTCAGATATTGGTCTTGAAATCGCCTCAAGGGCTTGATGGTTGCGCCGGACGGCCGCATTTCCATGCCATGCAGGCGGCCATCCACCTCGACGATCACGGCTACATGGGTGCAGATCTTCCCGCGCCAGATACAGGCGATTGCCCCGACTTCCGGTAAGCACCTTTCTGTTGAGTCAACAAATTCATGGGCTGCCCGGGTGAACTCCTTAGGCATGGTGTTGCGCACATGGCCCCAGCTGGGGAGCAGAGGAAGCCCGTAGACCTCATGACGGACCAGTCGAGCGAGACCCCAGCAATCCAGCCGCGCAAGGCTTCGCCCGCCATCCTCGTAGGAAGCGTTCAGGTATTTATCGAGCATCAGATGTACCTAAGGCAGGGAGCGAACTCCAGCGTGTACTTGCGGCGCGGCCAGGCCAGATTAATCATGTCGAAGTAACCGGCCTGTAGCTGGACGCTGGCACCTTCCATGATTCCGCCGAGCACCGTCATCCGATATGGTGTCTCGGCAGGAACGGAAAGGTCGGCCGACGTGAAGACCCGAAAAACCATGCTGATCTTCATCCGCGCATCCAGCGCTTTGTCGATCAACTGCTGGGCCTCGCCGGTCACGTTGTCTATCGCAAACGTCAGCGACTGATTGCCGCTGTTGTCCCGCTTTGGCAAGGCGACGTCGAAGGCTGTAGCGGTGAACTTCACAGTTGCGCCAGCTTCGGTGGTGGCCACGATGTCATCGAAACCGGCACACATGTAGATCGGGGCATCCCACGAAGGGCTGGACAACTCCAGGGTCGGAATGATGACGGCCCTCCCCCCAGAGGCGTACAGCGTATCAATGGCGCTCATCGGCCGATCCTCCTGAGGCCATAGGTCTGCTCAAGGGTTTTAGCCATCTGGCCTTGGGTCCGAATGTTGGAAACCCACATATCGGTGATTTGTTTGCCGTCTGGACCTGTGCTGGTTTGCACCTGTCCAGCTCGAGAGGCATCCTCATGCAGGTTCACAACGGTCCCGCCATTAGCTGCGGCAGGCGCAGCAGTTGTTCCCCCGCCAGCAGCACGGCCTTTTGCAGACGCATTGATCGGGGATACGTTGCCTTTGCGCATAGCCTCGACTGACGCCACGCCACCAGACCGCTTGATGTCGGCCTGACTCCAGACGACTTCGCCCTTGTGGACAATGCCAGCTGGATCATTCACGCCGCCTGCGCCGGTATAGCCGCCAGAGGAGAAGCCCTTGATCAGTGCGAATGCAGCCAGCAGGCCAGCACCGCCAACGATTGCCGCAGCACCGAAGCTGCCGACGGACGCCACCAGTGCAGCAGGAAGCCAAGAAGCCATGGTTGTGGCAGCTGCGGCAACGTTTGCCGAAACAGTGGTAGCGAGCGCCGCGAGCGTGGAGCCCGTAGCGATCGTGTCACCGGTCACCTTGGCAGCGGCCTTGGTGCCTTCGGCCGCCACGGTTGCGGTAGTTTCGGCGGTAATGCCCGCCATTTTCAGCGCCTGGACCACAACCCACTGAGCTGCAATATCGGCAAGCGCTTTCAGCACAGAGTTGGCCATGGTGGAGCCGAGGTTTGCGAATGCTTCGCCTACGGACACAGCCCCTGTCGCCAGACCTTGAAGCTGATCCGACAATGATGATGTGGTGTCGCCCAGAATCTGCGAGGTAGCATCCTGCGCTTGCTGGCTGTAGTCCGTGGCCACGTCGAGGTAGTTCTGCCACGCCTCGGAGCTACCAGCCGCCCAGTTGTCGCGAGCGACGGCTTCCTGGTTGTAGTAGTCCTGCTGCATAAGCAGGCGAGAGGCAAGCCCCTCCTGAATAACGGTGTTTTGCTTCTGGTACAGGTCTTCCGAGATACGGCCGGTATTGCGCTGCTCCAGAAGGTCAGACGATTGCTTGGCGTAATCCTTCTGGATTGCGAGGTCCTGCTGTAGCTGACTGCGAGCCCGATCCCCAAGACCGATACCGGCAATACTGGAATCCAAACCATCCTTGGCGGCCGATAGTTGGCTGGCCTGGTTCGCCTGGAACGCAGCAAGCTTTTCGATTTCCTCGGAGGCGGTTTTGCGAAGTGCGTTTTCTTTCTCAAGCCCGGCATTGCGCTTGAGCTGAGCGGTGATGAGTTGTTGATTCGCGAGAAGCGACTTCTGGTCAGCCGTGAGCGTTTTCTTCTCCTTGATGTCAGCGAGTTCCTGCTCCCACTTGATCAGGGCCTGAGCTGACGCGCCAAGCTTCTGAACCTCACCAGCTTGGGCACCGATCAGCCCTGATTGCTCTTGCAGGACTGCGTACTGCTGTTTGGCCTGATCCAGAGCCTTGATGCCAGCGTCTTCGGTGTAGGCCTTCGGCTTTTTCTCTTCCTTTTCCTTGTACTTCGAGTTTTCCCTGATTCGCTTGTAGGAGGCCTCCTCCTCTTCGGCGGATATCTTATATCCGGCATCCCGGGCCTTAGTGATCCGAAGCTGCTCTTTCTCCAGCTCTTCGTTCATCTGCCGGGTTTTGCTGTACCCAGCCTCAACTCCCTTCTGATACTCCTCGAACGCTACCTGCCCCTCCCTTTGGATTCGGTTCTTTTCGCCCTCAGCCTTTGCTGAGGCGACCTGCTGAGCGTTGACTGACTTGTAACCGTCAATGATGACCTGCAGCTGCTTTTTGCCGTCTTCTCCAGAGAAGGACCGATTCAGGCCCGGCACGGATACCGTGCCCCCGATTTGCTTGAGAAGGTCCAGTGACTTCTGAGCATTCGCCATTTTCTGATCAAGGCTACTTTCGCGGCCTACATCGAGGATGGCGTCCCAGCCACGCTTTGCGGCAGACGTGACGGTGGCCCACGCAGACTCAATCAGACCGAGATTGGCTTTGATCTTCTGTGCTTTGTCATTCATCGCGCTCGCGTACGCATTCAGCGCGATGGTGGCGGCACCCTGGCGGTCGCCCTGCTGCTCCAGCGATCTCACTTGCTCGTAGATCGCCGCGGTAACAAAGCCATACTGTTCATTCAGCGCAGCAAGTTGCTTGGTCGGCTCCTTGGCGATCTTTTCGAATTCGTCAATGGTGGTGGCAGATGCCTTGCCGGTGGCTTTTTCCATGGCAAGCGCAGCAGTGGCAATAGCCTCGAAGGCCTCGACCGGAATTCTGGAAGAGTTGGCCAGCTGGGCGAGTACGGCAGCTGCCGATGAAGTGGTGCCAGTTGTTGCGCTGATCCGGTCCGCCAGCACCGCTATTTGATTTGCGGTTGTGCCAGCGGCATTGCCACTCAGAATCAGAGCCGTGCTGTATGCGGTCGACTCTTTCGAACCCTGATAGTAGGCAAATGCCAGCGCGGCGGCGGATGCGGCTGCAATTGTGAACGGGTTGATCAGGCCAAGAATGGACGATCCCAGCGCCTTTGCCGCCGGCACAATCCCACCAAACATATCTTTGAGCTGGCCGCCCTGCTGAAGCAGCACGGTCAATGGTGCCTGGCCGCCCTGAAGCGACACGACGATGTCAGTGATCTGAGCCGGGACGCCGCGCATTGCAGCCGCAGTGGCCTTTGCAGACATACCGGTCTTGCCGAGATCGGCATTAAACGTGTTGAGCGGAGCCTTTACGGAGTTCAGAGCCGTGACTTGGTCGCGGATGATTCCGGAAAATCTCTTGTACTCAGCGTCATTGATCGCGTCGGCCTTCCAGGCTGCAGCCAGCTCGCGCTGACTCTTCGCCAGTTCGTTCTGTTTCTTGCGCAGCGGGTCGAGCTGGCCGAGCAGAGTTTCTACCTCGGCCCGCTGATCCTTGACCGACTTGGTGGTCTTTTCGGAGGCATCACCCATATCGGAGATGCCAGCACCAGCCTTGTCCATCGCAGGCTTGACGCGAATACCGGCCGTCTCCAGCGCTTCAAGTGCGCGCCGGGTCTCTGTGGCCTTTTCCTCAGCGTCCCGACTGTCAATCTCAAGGACGAGGCGCGACGTCTGAGCCATACGATTCTCCGGGCATAAAAAAACCGGCTCAATGGCCGGTAACTGGGCAATAAAAAACCGCCAGAAGGCGGTGATGCGATTACTCGTCTTCCGTGTTCAGGCAGAGCGCATCCAAAGCGAACACCACCTCATCAACATGACGGCGCGGCAATGGCGATGGGTGAGCCTCAAGCCAGTCCGATATCTCCCTGGCGGACAGGGGCAGCGGGAATGCCCCGGCCATGGTCGAGACGAAGCGCCTACCTCGGCACACGTTGTAGAAAACATTCAGCAGATAAGCCGTGATCGTGTCACTGGGCGGCTCGTCTGGAACCGCCATCTTTAGGCTTTTGAAGATGAGCGCGCGCTTCTCGGAACCGGACCAGTCTTTCTCCCACTCGAACCGGTCGATGGCTTTTTTACCGTCTCGTCCAGTTCTTCTTGCTTCTGCTCGTCGACCTTCACGCCGCCACGCAGCACAAAGAGAAGGAACTCGACATTGGATTCCAGCAGCTGAGCTGCGGCGGCGGCCGTATATTTGACGGGCTTGCCCTGCTCGTCCTCAACGCCCTCCCAGCCCTTCACGATGAAGTGACCAAGAAGCATTGCGTGGTTCTGCAAATCAGTCAGCTCACCCTCAACAACACCGATGCTCCCTTCGCCAAACTTCGCGTCGTTGCGCGCTACTCGGCGGTTGTAGCGTTCCAGGGCAATGCGGTATTCCGGCGTGTCGGTGCCAGCGAGAAGCACTTTGGTTTCGTCGTCAAAATTGAACCACTTCAGTTCTGTGTTGACTTCGGCTTTAGCCTGCATCTTCAGAGCCATGATGAATCCTCAACGCCATGCCATAAAAGGACCGCCCCGGCAGGCGTGAACACCGGGGAGGTCAAAGGGTGAAATCGGTTATGCAGTGACGGTGATGGCCGACGTCGCGGTCTTCGTTGCGTCGGAAGCGCTTTTGGCTGTGATCACCGCAGAGCCAGCGGATACGCCAGTTACCAGACCAGAGTTGCTCACCGTTGCTACGGCAGGCGCGCTGCTGGTCCATGTAACGCTCTGCGCGGCCTCAGCTGGCAGCGCAGAGCCTGTCAGCTGTCTAGTTGCCGCTACAGCAATTGAAGCGGTTGCAGGACTGACCGACACGCTCGACACGGGCACGAACGGTACGCGGGTGATGGTCGGGGCCAGCTTCGCGACGGTGTAGTTCAGCGTCACCTCGATCAGGTCGCGCTTGCCGCCGCTTGGCAGCTCGCCATCCACTTCTACGGCCGGGAAGTCGAAGATGTACTGGTTGCCCAGGCTGTCCTTGATCGGGAACTGAATCGCGACCGGCAGACGAGTAAACGTGTTTTTCCAGATTTGCCACGCGCGGGGCGACCAGGCCAGCGTGATGGTGCCGGTGATTGCCGCTTCTGTAGCAATCTGCGCACCCGGGCCGAGCTTCTCAGTACCGATGCAGCGCTGGGCCTGTAGGCTGTTGTCCAGGTTGATGGTCATGGCAGAGACGCACGCCACGCCTTCAAGCGATGCACCGTCGACCAGAATCGTGCCGACGTTGTTGTTCGACAGGAATGGCGTGGTAGTCGGCGCTTCGGGGTTGGTGACAATCGGCGTCGCGCTGTCGGTGTAGTCCAGGCACGCCATATTGAAAGTGGCGGTGATCTTGCCGTCAGATGGGATATCCAGCGCGAAAGTGCTGACGTGAGCGCCCTTGAACAGGCTGTACACGCCAACGTCGATGTAGCCCTTGGCAATGCTGAACGTATGGCGGACGTCGCCAATGGTCAGCACGTTGCCGGTCCATTCGCCGTAAAACGCCGCTTCAAGCAGTTCATCGAACGAGCCGTACGAGAACTCAGCCGCCAAATCACCAGCGATATCGGTGCTGGTGGCCACGGAACCCTGGCTTACGCGAGAGTCGGTGATTTCGTCGCTGACAACGGTGTTGACCGTCGGTGTCAGCGCGTTTCCGGTCAGGCGAAGCGTGTTCCACGTTCCGGTTTCAGGGGTAACGCCGGGCGTGACCTCTGCAATGATGTGACTTACAACCTTTGCGCCGCTGCTCATGTTCTCCACCTTTCTGTGGGCATAAAAAAACCCGCACATGGCGGGTGGGATTTGGTGTTACTAGGTCAGCCGGCGCGGAACCGGATGTTGACGTTGATTTGGTAGAAGCCCTCGAACTCACCGGCAATCACCTGGCTCGCTTCCATGCACTCAAGATCGCCGGACTGCCAATAGGCGAAGTGCGCTTCCAATGCGTCCGCCAGCTCCGTTATGGCTTTGGTCCCGGTGCGTTCCCGGGCAAAGCACTGGATACTGATCTGTCCGGGCTTGCGGGTGTGAGGCTTGTCAGCCATGCCAGCCATGAAGGCCGTGGCGTACTGGATGTTCAGGCGAGCCCACAGCCCGGTATCCGGCGGCATGAACACCGTCGGCTGGTTGGGGTAATCAATTCTGGCCTGCTCGATGCCGGTGAAGGCCACCATGCGCGCGGTGATCAGGGCGCGGATTTGCTCGAAGTTCATCGAAAGTCCTCCGAGACGCCGATAAACGTGATGCCGTAGATGCCTGCCGGTGCTTGGCCGGAGTGACCATTTTCCAGTCGCTCGGCATAGGGGAGATTGTTCTGCACGTAAACCACGGTGTATGGCTTCAGCCCGGCGAGAGCGGCTATGCCTTCGGCCTTTGTGCTGGATCCGTCCGGATCAACCTCTTCCGTAGTCGTGAACACCGGGGAACCGATACTCACGATGTTGTTGCGTCTGAACCGGCCAGTATCGACCGGCGACCGGCTGATCACTTCGCCGTGCATGGCCAGGACGATTTGCCTGACTCGGTCAACCAGCTCCTCTTCCACCGCATCCATGAACAACGACGGCGGAACACTCCAACCCTTGGCCATTACACAGCCCTCAGCTGAAGTTGATAGTGAACCTTGGCCGGGTCAGTCTTCACTGGCAGAAGGTCGAAGGTCTTGAATTGCCCGGTTATGGGGTCTTTGGCTGTGATCTTGTGCCCGGCACTCGGCAGGTCGGTGACTTCGTTTGTCAGCACGATCAGCAGCGAATCCGTAGACAGGATTTGGACATTGTCGATCTGCTCAAGCTTGTACCGGGTCAGCACGCCGCGCCCGGTATAGGTGACTGGCTGCGCGGTGGTCTCCTCGGTTACCGGGTCATAAATGCCAGGGCCGAGATATGTACCGGTGAAATCTGTCATCACCTCGGCGAATGCGCCGTCGAACAGCGCGCCAAAGGACGACTGCATAGTGGCTCTGATGTTCATGGCGCCCTCCTACAGGCTGACAGGCATGACGGCATACTCTGCGATGCATCGGCACCTTGCGCGCTCACTCAGAGGCGCACCCAGCGACGAATCACACGGAAACATGAGCAGCGCGCCGCGTGGCGATACGAAGGGCTGGTCTTTCGGCACTGTTTGGCCGTTCATGGCGGCGTGGCTGTTGCGGACCTTCTCGTCACCGCGCGACTTCCATGTCTTGGCGAATGTGAGCCTACCCTTGCTGCGGTCGATCACTTGTCGCCATGCCTGGTCGCGGCCCTCGTTGAATGCCTCGGCCACAAAGGTTTGGGCGATCATCTCGGCCTGGGTAACCAAAAGCCGGTCAGCGTATCGACCCACGATCTTGTTGATGTCCTCGGCCTTTAGGGATTTGCCACTCTTGATTGCCGCCTGTACGGTGCCGTCGAAGCGTCTATCACGCCTTGTGCGGGTCAGGTATTGGCGCAACTGAAGGTCATCGCCGCTCGAAAGTTGCGCTCGGGCATTGGTCACGCTCTCGGCAAAGTTGCCACTGAGCCCGACCACGCCGCCCGATCGCTTGCCAGTTTTCTTGCTGATGCGGCCAACCAGGTCCAGCGCTGTCTTGCGCGCCGATTGCCCGCTGAGCTGGGCGGCATCCAGTACCGCGCGAATCGCCCGAGCCTCGTCAATTGCAGCCTGATCGATGATCGTTTTGGCCTGACCAGAAAGAAACGACGCGGCGTCCGGTGCATTGACGTCTAACTCCTTGCTTATGCCAGGCGCCTTAATGCCCGACATCTCGCCTGCTCCACCCTTGATATAAGCGGCGCGCAGTATCTCGATCAGGCCCGCGAACAATCCCAACGGCAGCAGCGCCAAGACGGCATCACTGTCGCCGCTATCAATGGCTCGCTCAACCTCGGCAAGTGTCACTGCATCAATGGTATTGGCAATTTGCGCCAGATAGGCACGCTGCGCCGCTGGCTCCATGCCTTCAATGGCCTGAATTACCTCCCGGGCATTCATACGACAAACACGGCAATGCCGCAGGCGGTCTTGCATCCCAGTAGCGGCGCTACCAGCTCGTCCACAACCGTGATAACTGGGCGAGTCGGTACGCCAGAGCCAGTGCTTGCGGTCTGATATTCAATCTCCAGAACGTCGACCTTCTGCCGCTTGATTGCGCCTGATGCCACGTAGTCAGGGCTCAGACTGCCTGGCAGGGTGATTTCTCGCAAAGCCGCCTCATAGGTAGCCTGCTCGATCTCGATAGGCACCTCATTCGACGGGATGTCGTTGCCTTCGTTGTCAGTAGCACCAGTGCGCGGCCATTGCAGCGCCTGAGCCCGGCCGCCAGTCTTGGTGCCGGAGAACAGTGATTCCCACCGGCCGCAGCTGTTCTGCGCCTGGTATTTGCCATCAATGTAAGCCGACGCCCGGATCAGTGCGGCCTGTTTGGCTGCTTCATCGCCCGTCCATGCTGCATTCAAGCGTGCAGCATGATAGGCGTCGGCGGCAGCGACGGAACCGTAGAAGTCAGGCATCGGATTGTCTCGAATAGGTGGAGCGGCGGACCGCTCCGGGTTTTGCGGGGATTACTCAGCAGCCAGCTTGGCTTTCAGCTCTTCCGTGCTTTCGCTATCGGCGAATTCGACGCCCTTCTCGGTCAGTTGGGCGATCACGCCGGCACGCTCTTTAGCGGCCAGTGCTTCGTCCAGCTTCTTCTGGAGGGTGTCCGTCTTGCTGTTCGCATTTGCATCGATGCCCAGGGCTTTAAGCTGCGCGAACAGGCCGTCACGCTCATCATTCGATTCGGTCGGGGCTTTACCCTCGACCTTCAGGAATGACAAACGGGATGCGCCCTTGTGACCAGAGGCGGTCAGGTCGAAATCCTTAGTCTCTCCCGGGAGCAGGTATACGACGCCATCAGGCGTGTGCACGCCCTGCAGCGCCTTCGAGTTGTTGGTCACTTTCATGACGCTCTCCTATCAGGCTACTGGCGGGGTGATTTCGTCGAGGTAGGCAACGGCACCCGGCAAGCGGATCTCGGTACCACCCGTACGGGCGATGATGCCGGTCTCGAAGCCCATGATGGACTTTTGACGAGGGGCCAGCACGCGGCGCGGCATCGGCAGATGGAAGCGAACCACTTCCGGGTCCTTGCGATACGCAACCAGACGACCACCACCATCAGCCGAAGCATTGCGGGCTTCACGCAGAGGCGCGATGTCCAGCGGCAGGCCGGTTTCAGCGGTGTAGATGTTGTTGCGGCGCATGTATTCCAGCACCGTCATGAAGCCGTCGCCTGCACCCATACGCTTGGTGGCCACAGCGCGGAATGCGTCAGGCGGCATGCGCAGGGTGTCTGCCCACTCTACTTCGGCGGTGTTGGTGCGGATGCCGCCCAGCAACCCGTTCACGTCAGCCATGATCAGGTCGACGTCTTTGGCTGACCAGTAGGTGGAGCCAGCGGTGCCGGATGCAGCGGCGTCAACACGGGAAACGTTGGCGTCGTTCAGCAGGCCGGTCCAGCGCTTCTCAACACTGCCGGTGAAGGCGATGGTGTTCAGCAGGCGCTCAACCTTGTCAGCAGCGGAGTCAGCCTTGGTGCCGCTCAGGTTGATACCGTACAGCTGAGCCTGGTTCACTTCTTCCAGGTTCCATTCCCACCCTGAACCGATCATGGCGAAGTCGTGCGATGCCTGATCGTGGGTTGCGGAGTTGAACGGCATGTCGGTGCCGGAGCCGGACAGGAACTTGGCCTCACCAGCGGTATCGACGGTGAAGAACGTGGTGCCGATGGCCCATGGAGCGCCCTCAGTGACCACTGGGATGCTCGCGGCGTAGTTAAACGTCGGGTAGCGGCGCGTGTAGATGCGCGTTTCGATGTTCCGGCCTTGAGCCAGAACGAACGGGAACGCCGACTGAGCGTCTTCGAAAGCTTGGGGCATGTTAAGCGCTCCGATGTTTGAGGGAGATTTCAACGATGTCGCCGTTCGCACCAGTGGTGTCGAAGAAGGCGCCCGGGATCAGGACGGCACCAGCAGCGGCGGTCGTTACGTAGCGGTTTGTTGCGGCGACGTAGTAGACGTCATCGCCTGGCACGACAGCTGCGCCGGCCGTGACATACATCTGGCCGTCAGTCATGAACGCGCCGGTGAAGTCCTGCGGATAGCCGTCGATCAGCGTCGAGCCGGTAGCAACAGGAGGAACGGCAGCGCTCAGAACGGCCAGCCCCAGGAACAGCGTGCCGGTAGCAGCGACCTTGTGGTCATTGCCAGCGCCAGCGATGCGGAAGCCTGGAGCGCCGAACACGATGCCCTCAGCGTTCGCAACGGTGCGGCTGATCTTGTTGCACTTCTCTTCGTTCGCGACCAGGCCGGGAACGCCCTTGGCCGGAGCGTTGGTGTACGTGGTTTGGTAAGCAGCCATGAACTGGTACTCCTTATGCCTTCGGCAGGTGGGCGGTTTGCATGTCAGTGATCATCTGCTGACGTGCTTGGTCCGATTCATTGCCGACGGTCTTACCGTCCTGATGAATCATGTGCTGGCGGAACGTGTCACTGCCTGGGTTCTTGGCGGCGTCTTCAGCCAGGATGTCGAAGCGAGCCTTGATGTAGGCTTCCGGCTGGCCAGCGACCGCAGCGTCACCGAACTTGGCAACGACCACTGCCTTGCGGATCTCATCAGCAGACTTGCCGGTGTAGTCGCCGTCGTGCAGCGCCTTGGCGATAGTCACCAGATCAGTGCGATCCTTGACCAGAGCGTCAACCTGCGCATCGCTCAGGATTTTGGTTTTGGCGTCATCCAGAGCGGCTTTGATCTTGACGATCTCGTCGTCCTTACCAGCCAGCGCAACTGCGTGGGCATCAGCCAGGGTTTTGGTGGCAGTAGCTGCATCGGCCAGTTTGCCGTTCAGCTTCTCGATTGCCTGTGCGCCTTGTTCCGTAACCTCGATAGTGAGGCCGTCGACAAGGAGTTTACGAAGTACATCAGCCATGTCATGGCCTCCTGTTGGGTTGGGTTGCTTGGTGTCGCCAATGCGAAGGTGTTCGCCGCCCCGCGCTCGATCTACAAGCGCCAGGTGGTTCATGGTCATAGGCCCGAGGATTGCGTCGTAGGCCTCGCCCTTGTCGGTTACGCCGTCCTGAAAGGTCAGATCAGCGCCGTACCCCATGGAAAGCTGACGTTTGCCCGACTCGTAGTCAGCGATGGCCTTGGCGTCCATCAGGACCAGGGGAACGCGGACAAACTCACCGTCGCGCAACACCTCGCTGCCGGTCTGGCCGATGGCGACGTCTTTCCAGTTCTTGGAGTTGACGCCCTCACCGCCCGGGTGATCGTTGGTCATGGGCCGGTACGCATAGGAGCGCATGGCGGAATCAGCGAATACCGACGATTCAGGCCGGTACACGCGGACGATTGCCATGTCAGGCTTGCCCACTTCGGAGCCCAGATATTCCTGGATGCCGGTGCGGGCCACTTTTGCGTCAGCCACGAGGTAGCCGTCCGCCGTCCGCCGCACATTGGACGCGGTTACAGAATCAGTGAGGAACATGGCTACTCCGTGGGGTTTGGCTCGGTGGTTTCTTCTTCGTCCTGCGCTTCGGTGCCGAACTTATCCAGCGCAGCCTCAAGCCCGGGAAGGATGCTCATCTCGACCAGCAGGTTCGCTGACGACTCGCTGAGTGCGTCGGAGTCGAAGAGCTTGGTGTCGCCCAGCGTCTTGATGGTGTCGGCAGTCGTCTTGCCAATGTCGGCCCGTTCTTTCGCCGTCGGCTGCCAAAGCGGAGCCCATGCGTAATGGATTTCAGAAGGCCGATTACCCAGGGCTGATCGGATCAGGCACTCATCAAGCACGCTCATGGCTGGCTTGATCTCCAGCTTCTGGCGTGATGCGACGTTGTCGTAGTAATTGCGGGTGTTTTCCTCGCCGTTTGAGTTCAGGCCGCCCGATGATGTGCCGAACATGCGCGAACCAGGCACATCGAAAGCCCCGGAAACAGCCTGCTCGGCCTTGCCGATGATGTCAGGCAAGGTGCTGAAGTTGGCCGACTTGGAACTGTGCGTCTCCAGACCATCAAGGATCAGCGTTCCGTTGATGCCCTTGGCAGTAGCTGCCAGGCGCAAACGCTCCAGTAGGTTGCGCTCGTAATTCTTGTCCTGAAGACTTGTCATCAGGTTTGGGATGTTGATTACGTCGATCTTGGCCTCGTAGACCAGACTCACGACGTTGGCCATCGTCTCGTCGTAGTGCTTCACGGCAGACATGGCGGTCAGCAGTACAGAGTCGCCCCAGCCGAATTGCAGGCCGTCGGCAAGTTCAGGGTCTGGATGCTGCGCACCAATGAAGATGACCAGTCGCGACGGGTGAATCTCTACAGTGGAGCCAGGGAGGCGATACGCCTTTGGCTTACCGAAGCGTGCGCTTTGCGGGTCTTGCTCGATCTCGGTCGCCGGAAGCTGCCTGCGGGTCATTACCGTCAGGTACTTGATGCCGCCTTGACTAATACGGTCAGGATTCAGCTCGGAAGCTGTGTCACGCTCACCTGTTCCGATGAATATCGCGGCACCGCCGAACAGTCGAGCCTTAATCAGGGCCTCAAGGATCTTGCCGTTAACATCAAGGCGAATCTCTTCGGCCTCAATCAGTTCGATCTGGTCCTTCTTGGCCTGCCAATTTCTCCAGTTGCGACAGGCATCCAGCGCAGGGATGGTCACACCCTTGCGAGCTGACCACGAACCCCGGAAGGCATTGATAAGCTGCTGGTCGTCCATGATCGGGACGCCGTAGCTTGAGTGTGATGCCTTGTCGCGCCCAGTACCCAGTCCTGCGACCAGATTCTGCAGGCTGTCCTTTAGGTAGGTAAGTGCGCTCATTGGTTGCTCACGTTTGCGAGGTTGTAGCCGCCCGCAATCGGGAAGCGCTGAACAATGAAGTATCCCAATGCGTCGATGGGGTCTTCAGTGCCGTCTTTGTTGGGTTCGCCGCTCTCGGCGTATGCCTGCTGCTCCAGCACCTGTGTGGTGATTGGGCAGTTGTCGGTATTAACCAGGTATCTGCGCTGACCCTCGCCATTCAGGAACATGGCGTTTACGGCCAGCACCCGGTCGCGAACCATTGGGTTGGACGCGTTAACCATCACCATGAACCCAGCGGCGCGGAGCAGGCTGTGATCGGATTCGCTGCCGTTTACCGACTTTCTGTTCTTGCCACTGGCATCCGGATAAACCGTGATGCTGCGTCCAGGGAATCGGCGTTTCAGCTCAACGATCATGGCCGGGGTGTCGAACAGGCCGGTCGCCTCTTCAAGCAGCAGGGGCAGACCGTTGCGGATGACGTGGATCGTTGCCGCCATGCGATTAATATTGAAATCCATACCAACATGCAGCTGCTCGCCAGGCCGTATCGCCTCGTTCGTGTGGCACAGTCGCCGGTCGAAGTTGGGATAAACGCTGCCCGATGTCAGGTTGACGAACAGGCCGTCGATGTACGCATCCACCAGATTGGCGGGGTACGTCTTGCGCAGCGACGGGATGTAGTCCCTTGGCAGGTTCTTGGCGTTCTGCCGCGTTGAGGCGTGCACGATGCCGTAGAACTCACGCTGCGACGGATCGGCGGCCAGCTCCTTGACAAACTTGCGGTAGACCCAGTTGAACCCCTCAGGCGTCGTCGTCACGTCGATGGTGTTCTGATCGCGCCCAGGCCAAACCGTGGACATCCGCGCAATGATCTTCTTCCAGGCGCTATCAGCCTTCTTGATCGGCATGCAGTCGATCTCATCGACCAATGCGTGCGCGATGTTGAAGCCGACGATGCGGTGCGGGTGCTCCATGCTCTTGCACACAATGGTGCTCAGGCAGCGCCCCTTGTTGTCACGCAGGTAAACGCGCTTGTTGCTGGCAACGATATCCGCGAACAGGCCGAACGCTTCAGCTACCCCAGGCATGGTGTCGTAGAAGATGTCAGTGATCTGCGGGTAGGTCGGCGCGAAGTAGCCTTGCGGGATGCCCGGGAACTCCAGAGCATTGATGCACATCCGCACACAGCCCACGAACGTCTTGCCGCTCCGGTAGCCACCAACGAACGCCATGAACTTGTTGTGCGACTTTATGAACTCAAACTGCGGCTTGTTCAGCATCAGGACAGGACGCATCTTCCACCCCGATGATTACTTGTTTCGGTTCAGGCAGCCCCTGATTGGGGTCTTCAAGTTCGCGGCGTAGCTTCTCATTCTGAAGGCGCTTATTGATCAATTCCTCTTTGGTCTTGGTCAGCGACTCGATGCGGCCAAGGTATCTGTCTGCCAGCAAGTCATGCCCATCACCAGCGGCGAGCAGTACGCGACCCAACAGGACCTTTGTCAGCCTGAGCTCATCGTCAATCTGATCAAGCTGGGCGGCGTTGAAGTCGGCCTGCTCTTCCTCAGTAAGGAATTGGCTATAAATCGATCCAGGCCTGGCAGCGTTCTTGTTGCCACGCTGATCCTTTGGCCCGGTACTCTTGCCGCCGTGGAGCTTGCAGCGAGAGGAACCCGGTATCGCGTGACGCTTGCATGGTTCCCCGTTGCCGCGCTTGGATGCGCCGCATAGGGCCATAGTCAGCCTCATTCATGGGGTTGGATTTCGCATAACGATTCATTCAATGCATTCGAACGTCATTCAATGATCATTCAACCGTGCATTCCGGATTCGCGTGATACTGCTCATTGCTCACCATCCAAGCGGACGTACTGCCCGTCACAGACGAACTCAACGATCAGTCGGGTTACTTCACCGGGATTCTGGATCAGCCGGACGCTGCTCTGCCCGCCCAACACTTCCCCACTGAACGCGTCATGAAGGCATACGTGCTGGCCGTTGCGCTTAACGATCAGTGGACGGGACGCCAGCAGGTAACTGAGATTGCTTTGGTCGGCGCTCTTCATGTCGTCACTCCACTGTGCATTGCGGCCAGATCGACCGGGCGAAGGCCAGAGCCGATTCGTGATCCATGGCCTGGCTGAGCAGGATCATAGGGAAGGTTCCGTGGCCAGGGGTTGTCACGTACCAGTTTCGTTTGGTCACAATGCGTAGACGATCAACGCAATCAGAACAGCCGCTGCGAGCCCGCACAGACCAAGAATCGAAACTGCTTTCGATGAGTTGGTATTCGATGCCATGGTGATTCCCTCTGTGATTGTCGCGCCACGAAATGGCGTCATCTGAATTCGTGGCGCGGATTACTCGCCGGGCTTATGAAGCTTGGACTGCTGGACCACTCGGGCGACAGCGACCGCAACACTCAGGACCATGTTCACGCTGGCGAATACCAGCGGATCAACTGCACCCTGAAATACTGACCACCCCACAGCCGCAGCATTGAGCGCAGCGCCGAGCACGGCCAATTGAACGCTGGTCAAGCGCCAGGCCTTTCGCCATTCGGGGATCAGATTCATGGGGCTGGATTCTTCGGTAGGAGTTTTTCGAGCTTCTCGGCGTATCGTTTCCATTCATCCCTGTCAGCAGTCATGCGCTTGAGGCTTGCCGGAGCCTTTTCGGGCTTTTCACACGCCTGGCTGGTGTAGCGGTAGACGGTTGTTTTGATGACTGGCTCTGCTGGCCTTTCCTGTTGAGCACACCCGGCGAGCAACAGAACGATCAGCAAGCGCTTCACTTGGGCCGCCCTTGGAGCGCCAGACTCTTGATCCCGTCGGAGTTCTGCAGGATCAAGAAGTCATGACGCTGCACCGTGGAGCGCAGGCCGTCGATGAACTTGTCCGTGCTTTCACGCGAGCGCTCCAGGGAGTCAACACGCTGCGCCATCAGAGCCGAGCTGGTCTGATAAGCGCTGAGTTGCGATTGCAGCGCGCCGAGCGAGCCAACCACATACACGAACGCGCCAATCGCCCCGGCCGACATAATCGTTTGCAGGACGGGCACGACGATTTTGAACATCGTTCCGTCGGCAATACGTGATACGTCAGTCATGGGCGATCCATTGATAAAAAGGGCTGAATGCTCAGCCAAGACGAATAAAAAGGGCCGTCAGGGAGCGGCCAAAGGAGGACAGGGACGAAAGAGGCCCTCGCTGAACGTGACGATCAGAGGTTCCGAGGGTTGGGGAAATCGCAGACATAAAAAAACCGGCTCAATGTCCGGTTTAGGTGTTCGTGTACTTCAGTACGCGCAACTAAAGATCGCATCTTCCTTGCCGCGCTTTCATCGCTTCCTGAGAAAGACTCAGCAACTCGGAAACCTCATCAGCACTGAAAACAACGTCAGAAACTCGATCCTCGTTAAGCCGATCAGTGAAGTCTACACCCTCACATTGGCTCACGTGATCCATGTACTTTCGGAGCAAGATTCTGTGATCCATTTCAAGCTCCAAGCGCAACAGGCATTAAGTAAAAAGCCCAGCGGTTAGGCTGGGCTTGCAGAGCAAGTTGCCGTAGGCAAAATACTCAATGTGGCGAAATGATGCCGCCAGCCGCACGGGAAGTCAAGCGGCCTCTTTCATCTTGTAAATGGCCGCTCCAATTGGGCTCAAAGCCATGCGGTCGAGGTCCTCACAGCAGTCGAATGTGAGCCGCACCATGCACTCCCAATCCCGGTCCCAGTTGAACGACTCAAGCCGCACTCCGTACTCGGCCAACAGCCAAGAACGGAACGACTCAGGCTTGATCAGCGGGTCGTCGTTGACCGACTGCCCGCCCTGGTGCATGTACCGGTACCGGCGCATTACACCCTTGACCACGAATTCCAGCTTTTCCCGCTTCGCCGCCGTCATGCGCTTGGACTTCGACACGACCATGCCGAATACCAATTCCTCGGCTGCTTCACGGATGTCGTCGTCCCGGTTGGCTGCGTACATGTACTCGCCGAACACACGCACTTGCGGGTGAAGCTTGGCGATTGCCGACTGGATATGACCGGCCAACGCGCTGTGCATCGCGTGATTTGCCGTGGGGCCGCGCTCTGTTGCCTGCACAACGACGCCCAGCTGGACCACATCCGAGGATTGCCCGGGCGCAGGGTTGTAGGTGCAGTCATGCCAAGCCTGACGTGCTGAGTTGATATTCATCTTTGCCCCCTCCACTTCTTCGCCCAGAAAGGGGCTTTGGTTTGCTCTGTCGTGTAAATCACGCGATCCACGATCTGAGCGGCTAAAGTTTTTGCTACGGATCTGCCGACCTTGCGCATCCTCGCTTCCAAGTCATCAAGTCGACATCCGGACAAGAGCCACCCCGCAGACTCGATCGACTCCCGCCCCTCGATAACTTCTTGCGCAAGGTGGGCTTCAAGGGCGCGCCACGCGTTGTTGCCGACCTCCTCAATCATGCCGCCGCCCTCTTCAATTCTCTGGTCTTCGCCCGGTACTTGGCCGTAAGGGCTTTCAATTCTTCGACGGTGTACTTCTGGGGCTCATGAGGCCCTTCAAGCCATTCAACGTTCACGGCTCCGATGCGCAGCACCAAGTTGATCCGATACTCCACGATGTTTCCGGACTTGTGCTGATTGCAGGGCACGCACTGCTTGTGGCAGTTCAGCGGCTCGAAGCGCAGCGCGGGATTGCTGCCCACTGTCCGGTAATGCCCGGCGTCGTACTTACCCTGGTGGTGCCGGCCGCAGCTGATGCATGGAAGATCAGCGTCACGGGCACGCACCCACTCGTTGAATGCCTGCTGCGTGTCGCGCATGTGGTCGCTGCGTGTCTTCAGCGCCTCCTTGCGGACCTTGATTTCCTTCCGGTTGCGCTGGGCGATGGCCCTACTGGCTTTGTCCTGATTCGCCGGAGCGATGGCCAGACCACATGCCCAGCCGCAAACCTTCTGGCCGAGCTGCGCCGGTACGAACTGGATGGCGCACGCAGCGTTTGCGCAGGTCTTCTTCTTGCGCTCTTTGATGGAGAGGCTCATCGACGATCCTCCCGCTTCTGGCGCATGTAGAAATTCGCTACCACCTCAGCGAGGAACCGGCACCCGAACTCCGAAAGCCCACCGGCGAACTCGCTTGCCGCCTCCGCCCGAGCTGCGTATTCGCCGTCCAGTCTCAAGGCGACAGCGCTGCAGAAGCTGCCGATATCCTCCACATCCATTTCCTTGACCAGCTTGTCGACAGACAAGAACACAGTCGTTTCCGTCGTAATTCCGAGACCGTCGCTCATGCCGCCACCTCGCCCAGCAGATCCGAGAACACAACGCCGTGACGACCGAAGTACGTGACGATGCGGTCGGTGTAGGCGATGCCCTGGGCACGGTTGAACAGGCTGGTCACCGGGAAGCCATCCGGCCCGAACAGATGGCAGCCGCCCATCATGTCCAGCTTCGTTTCGTAGGACAGATGACGCATGACCCGATACCACTCGGCCTGAAACCCGGCGTCCTCGTTCAGCAGGATCTGCACGCCGATGTGCAGCTTGCAGTACTTGCGCGCCTCGGCTGGGTCACCGATCTGAGTCATCTCGGATATGCGCTTGTACATCGCGAACCAGAGTGCGTTCTGATCCAAGGTGCGGTCCTTGCCCGGGCGCAGCGACACGACCACGAAACGCTTGTCGCGATACATCGTGGTCAGGCTGGTGATTGCCTCGGTGAGCTTCGCCTGGCAGTTGACGCTGATTTTGGCTGTCATGACGGTTCATTCCCCAAGGTCATGGCAAGGCGCTTATCGCGCTGAATGATGTCCGTGCAGCGCTGAATCCTGTGCCAGCACTCGTCGGGCATTCCCTTCGCGTCCGACATGCAGCAGTCAGAGCAGACCCAACCACACTCTCCGCGAGCTGCTTGAGTAGTCCAATCGCGAGTGGCTTTGTCCATTTCGGAGATGTGGTCAGGAAGATCTGATTTATTGATGAGCGTTACTTTGACGAAGTCAGTCATGGCTAGACTCCCGCTTCAGCGCCCCATCAACCTGCTCGTCGAGCCGCTCGCCGCTGGGGCAATCGTGCCCAAGCTTGACCGACACCTTTGGATTTACCACGACAGCCAGATAAGCTACCGGCCAGTGTTGATTGCGCAGGAAGCGGTAGCGCTTGGCATCCTTGCGCAGCGCCTCCAGCTCTTCGGTAAACACCGGCCCCTTCAGTCGATCCAGCTCTGCCTGTAACCCTTGGAGCGTTGCTGTATGAACTCGACGCTCGGCTTCAATGCTCAAGCGCCACGCCTCGTTCTCAGTCTTGAGCTGGTCGCGCTCAGTGATCAGCGACGTAAGGTATTCAGCATCGCCGATGGTGCCGTCGCCGTCGCACTCGCCGCACTTCTCCATGATTGGCTCTGGCGGCTGGAAATGTCCTTCCCAAGTGTTTTGCCCGGTATAAATCTCGCCTTGACCGCCGCAGCTTGGGCACTCGCAGAGCTGGGCCGCGAGCTGCTCGTTATCCGCGATCAGGTCGAGCGCGACTGAAGGCGTGCACACCATGCTCCAGAGGTCTTCCTTGTTGGGGAAGTTCTGGTTCACGTCCTCAGCCAGCCGATTCAGTTCGGTGTAGTCAGTCATACAAGCTCCTTAGGCACGCTCACTGTCTCGCCGAGTACAGAGGCGACGATGGCGCGGCAGGCAGCGATGAGGTGGGTTGGGCCAAAGACCTCCCATTTGTTGCTGGATGGCAGCTCAAGACCGTCTTCATCGCAGAGGTAGGCGAACACCAGCCCGTCCCGGTCGAACGTCAGGTCAATGCGATGCTTGGCGATCAGCGGCCCGCCCTGGCTCCAGTCGGTCGAATATCGGCAGGCGAAACCGGTGACGCTGCCCTCGAGATCAACGGCAGTGACGCCGACGCTGTATTCGGTTCGGCCAATCGGCATGAGCAGCGGATTCCATCCCTCTGCCTTTGCCACAGCCCATTCCAGCGCCGCTCCATTCAGCTCAGCCGTCTTCACTTCCACGAATTCGGTCATTGCGACACCTTCAGGCCAGCGGCAGTAATAGATTTGGCGCAGGCTGCACGCATACGATTGGCGGCGTTGAAGCCGTCCATATGGCTATCGTCGATGGCTTCTTCGGGGTCTTCCGGCACTTCCGGTGAAGGTGGCAGCTCAATCACCATTGCGGCTCTGGATGCCTGCCAGCTTGTCCAAGCCGTATCAACCGTACTGAGACGATACCCATCGCCAGCTCGCTCAAGGATTTGCGCCGAATCTGCTATAGCCGCCGGATCAATGGTCCAAGCTTCAAACCCCTCACGCATCTTTTCGCTGATGTCAGCCATGGAAAGTGTCCTCGTGCTCAAAGTCGGCAAGGTGGTCAAGGAATTCTTCTTGTTCCCTGACTTGCTTTTTCAGTAGGTCTTCGCGCGCTGCCTGCCATGCCGACCAGCTCGTATTGAGATGGTGCTTATCCCGACCGGCGTACCAATCACGCTCGCGGACGATGCGGATCACCCGACCTTCTCGGTCAGCTTGGGCGGTGATCCAAGTTTCAAATTGATTCCGTGAATCACTCATCGCCCCACTCCCCGCTCGATATGATTTCCACGACGTTGGCTGCCGTCAGTACGGACCAGTCGGTGATCTGCTCCTGAACTCATGAGCACCATGTCTTTTTGGTGACGAGTGATCTGGAAGCCTTCGGCCTGTAGGTTTTGTACGGTGATGCGTTGGAGCGGGGTCATGGCTTCACCTGTGTCATGAGGACATCGAAGCCGTCGTCCGGCATGAAGACGACCGAGTAACCGAGCTTTTCACCGGTAGCTTCTTCGTCCAAATCGCAGAGGCATTCGTCGTCGGAAAGTACATCACCGGAAACGCTCACCAGATCAGCCACGGCGCAGCCGAGAATGTGGGCCAGTTCGGCCGTACCAGTGACCACTTCGCCAGACCCATCAAGGTTTTCAACTTCAACCCAGGTACACATCACGAAACCCTCCGCTTGCTGCGCTCAGACGCGCCTTCGAATACCAGCCCAATGCCGCGACCCTCACGCAGACGGTCAACGCTGCGATCACCCAGCACCGCGCCCAACTCCTTGGCGTCGATGTTGGAAATCACGATGGTCGGGAGCTGTTCCTCGTAGCGCCCGTTGATCACGGCGAACAAGGTGGCCAGCTCGAACTCGGTCGGCTTGGTGGCACCCACTTCGTCGATGATCAGCAGCGATGGCTCGACCAGACTGGCGAATGCCTCTGACTCGGTGTATTCGGCTCGGTCGCCGTAGCTGCCCTTGATGAACTGGAGTAACCCACCAACGGTGCGATACACGGCCGTGGCGTTGTGGTTGACGATCACATGACCAGCGATTGCAGCGGCCAGATGCGTCTTGCCCGTACCTGGTGTCCCGGTCATGACGATGCAGCGCCCGTCTTCCAGGTGCTGCGGAAACTGCTCGGCGTACTCGACGCACTTCGCCAGATTGGCCTTCTGCGCCTCGGTGCCCGCAACGAAGTCGGCAAAGTTCTTGCCCATGAACCGTTTCGGGATCATGGAAGCCCCCAGCTTGCGCTCCAATCGTTCTTCGGCGATTCGGGCATACATCGCACGCTGTTCGTCCTGATCGCGCCTCAGCTGCAGGTCAGCAGCGCAGCCGGGGCATCCAGAGGCAACATCAGCGTTCCTGCGGATGATCGACGCATACGCACCGTGCGTTGGACACTCAGCGGCTTGCTTGGAGACAACACCGAAGCGCCGCTCCAAGTCGTGCACGGTCAGGTCGACGCTCGGAGATTCAGAAGTCATAGGTGCCATCCCCGCGAGGCGTCATGCCCGCTGTGTAGTCACGCTCGGCAAACCCGGTGTGACGCGATTGCGGGAACTGGTGCACGTTGCTGGATGGCTTGACCTCATCCTCCCAGCGCTTGCCGTTGAGCCAGGTGGTGGGCATCGGGACGTACTTGCCGCCGTCCTTGAGCCAGTCTGCGGACACAGACTGCGCGGCGAGCCCCTTGGCGATCAGGTTGAACAGGTCGTCAGTGACCTTCAGTTTCGCGAACGCCTTCTGAGCCTTCGCTTTGTCCTGCTTGCGTGGGTACAGCGCCCAGAACTTCGGGAACAGGTCGACCTTCTCGCTCACCGCAGGTGAGCAAGTCTTTTGATCTATTGGTTCTTGGTTAATGGTTAGTGGTTTATGGTTATTGGTTAGGTGACCATCCGTGCACGCTTCGTGTACGAGTGGTGCACGCTCCGTGCTATTTGGTGCACGCTTCGTGCGCCTGGTCGCTTCACGCTTATCGGCAATCTCTTTGTTTTTCAACGCAGTAGCGTGATAGGCGGCAATTTCGTCCTGAATGCGTGCCTGGACGTAAACACCATCGACAAGCTCGAAGAATTTGCGCAAAACAAGCTCAACTGCGTCGATTTCTTCCTTGTTGCGTGCCCAGCACCAGTCAATTGCGTCTGACATGGTAGGGAAGCGCTCGCGGTCGTAGCACGCATCAATCAACAGCGTGTACGCGCCATGTTCAAGCATGGTTAGGCGGCCAGCCTTCTTGTGGTAGTCGCCAATGTTTCGTTTGAAGTAATGCATCATGCGACCCCCTGGGCGGTCTGTGCGGCGCGCTTGAGCGCAGCGGTAAGCATTCGGTAGTAGCGCTTAAATCGCTCTGGCTGGTCGATCTCTAGACTCCAGCCGGGGTCGTGGCACCAGCCGCAGGATTCGTCGCAGCTGTGGTTGTGGCCTTCGTCCGGGAAGTGCTTCTTGATGATTGCGCGGGCTTCCTTGTTGATCGCTGCGCCCTTGGTGAGGAAGCGCCGGCGAGCAGTTGGAGCCAGGTAGACAATGGCTTGTTGGGTGACGATGCTCATGCCGCACCCCGCAAAGCCTTGTCATGGGTGAACAAGCCGTCCCACGTCTTCTTCATGGGTAGCTCGCCAGCCAGGTACAGGTTGTACAGGCGGACGGCACCCTTCTTGAGCAGGACGGGCGTGAAGGAGACGAAGGGCTCTTTGCCGTGCGGGGTGACTTCGTGCTGATGCTCAGTCATGTACTTGTCGCGGGCATAGGACGCCACACGCAGGCGCAGGCCAGATTTGCTCTCGTTGTAGAGCCAGCTCCGCCCTTCCAGAAATTTGCCGACCTGCATTACGTTGACCCCATTGAGGCCCTTGCAGAATTGGGTGTGGGTCATCCCCTCCTTGAACAGGTTCTCCAAGGAATGGATTTTGGTGGCTTGAGCCTGTACCTCGACAGACAGCTGCAGTCGGGCCTGCTCAGCAACCTGCTTCTTCTCGACCTCGTCCGCCCAGGCGCGAGCTGCTGCCGCTGGATTTGAAAAATCAGGGAGGGTGGCAATGACACGAGGGGCATCCATAGCCTTCAGCTTTTGGAGTACCGCACGCCGAACAGACTTGGATTCGCGCATACCTACGAGCATGCATTGATCCAAGGTAAGGCCGTAGGTAGCCACTTGGTTACCATGGATAGGGGTGTAATATTTTTGCACCCCCTCAAGATCGTCACCAAGTTCATCCTCAACCCGAGAAAGGAACTGGTCATTGCGCACCCTTGCCTCGCCTGCGGCTTGTCGCTCGTTGTTGATCAGGTCGCGCAGTTCAATGGTTGAAATCATGCGCGCCACGTTTTCGTTACCTCCAAAACGTGGCGCGAGTTGCGGGGTATTGCCATGTGTCTGGATTTGCATATAATCGATCCCACATATGCGTTTAAGAGAGCCGGGTCTCTACCCCGGCTTTTTTTTGCCTAAAATTCGGGTTCAGCCACTATCGAGTCCCTTTTTAGGGGAACCCCCTCGCACCATTTCTAGTACCGGGGCTTTGCGTTCCATGCGCTTTACGCTGCTGACGGTGGCGAGGGATTTCGCCACCTTCAGATATTCCTGTGCCGCCTTTTCAAGGTCCCATCCGAGATCTACAGCAAGCTGTCTAACCTCTTCTTGAGCCCCTACATCCAGGCAGTCGAAGTAGTTTTCGAGCACTTGACCCTCCAAAGGGCCGTCAGGCCGTCTTATGCTGTTCCTGTTCCTGCGATTGCTCTTCGAAGCCATTCATCTGGCGAATTACGTCGGCAGCGCCAAGTTCGCGGCCAAGCATCGAAAGCTTTCTGATGTACGTAGCGAGTTGCATACCGGCCAAGGAAGCCTCACGGCGTAACAGGCACATCTCATCCGGTCGATAGCGAACCTTGCTTACCTCGCTACGTTTGTGCGTGTTGACTTCGTACATGTGCTTCTCCTTGTGGCTGATGAAGTTGGTTTAAGCGGCAGATAGGGTTTGTGAGGGCGCAGAATTGATCTGAGCCCACGGAAAAGATGGGCAAAGCTCGGCGCGATCAACTGCGCCGCCGGTCAATGCCTCGATTTCAATGGCGCGCCTGGCAGGAACGGCGCGCTCTCCGGAACACCATTGGTTGACGGTGGGCGCCGTAACCCGCAGGCGGCGCGCCATTTCCGCTTGGCTGCCGAGCAAGCGGGATGCTTCTTTGGCTGCTTCTGCTGATTTCATGAGTTCTCTCCTGGAGATTGCCCGGTGAATATAAGGCATTACCTTACCGCAAACAAGCCATTGCCTAACCAACATTCGAATAGGCCTAATTAGGCAATGCTTACCGGACCAGAATTAGGCGCAGCCATTGACGCTGCGCGGATCGCCAAGGGCGTATCAAAGAAGAAACTCGCAGACGACTTCTCAGTGAAGCCTCCGTCGATTCAGGGCTGGGTGAATAACGGCCGGATCGACAAGTCGAAACTGATGGACGTGATCGCCTATTTTTCGGACGTGGTAGGACCTGAGCACTGGGGATTGCGGCCAGGGTTTAGCTACGCGAACGTCACGGACGAGAATCCCGAGAGGGGTTTAGCGCTGGTTGGCGGGGAGGCGAATTCGTCGTCAGCGGCAGACAAGCTGCGCGAGATGCTCGCCGGGAAGTCTCTCGGGAATGAAAAGCTGCAGAGGCTCTTGGCGGTTGCGGAAGGCGACGAAGTCGAAGAGGCTGGCGGCGTGCTTGTCCATGATGCGTACAAGCCAGGTAAGGTCGGAGACGAAGTGTGGATTGCCCACTACGACATCCGCGGGGCAATGGGCGGCGGCGAGGTCAATCACGACTACCCTGAAATGCTCCAGGATGTGCGCGTCAGCCCTTCCCAGCTCCGAGCCATGGGCGTCGAATTCAAAGAGCATTACAGCCTGAAGATGGTAACTGGCTGGGGTCAGTCTATGGCCCCGACCATAAAACACGGCGATCCGCTGCTGGTAGATATCAGCATCAAGGAATTCATCGGCGATGGGGTCTACTTCTTCTCGTACCAGGGCTTTCAGTACATCAAGCGCCTACAGATGAAGGGGAAGGATAAATTCAAGATGATCTCAGACAACCGGAAACATAAGGCTGAGGACATTTTCGTAGATGAGACCTACATCCAGGCGCGCGTGCTTTTCGTGTGGAACGGAAATTTGGTCTAATTCGCAACGCAACCCAGAAGCCCGCCACATGAGCGGGCTTTTTTGTGTCTTTTAGAAAGGTGATGGCTCTTCCACCTCAAGGAGATCAACCGATTCCACAGGTTTTTCGTCGTCCTCTGACGGCTCCCACCTCAATGTGATCGACGAGTCTTCGGGGTTCAGCGTCATGTCGATCCCGTCCGCCTCGGATATGGCGGCCAGTATCTCGCTCCACTCCCTCTCGCCGTCGTTATCCAGACGATGAATCCTTACCTCCCGCCTCTCTTGGGCAATTGGGTGATTGATCATTCCCGAAACCCTGAGTGAAAGCCGCTGCATGCTTGACATTGTTTCGCGCTGCGACGGTTTGGTTTTGCCCTGAACTGCCATAAATACCTCCCTAACGACTGCTGTATATCCATACAGGTTTAGCAAAGCTTATCGCAGGCAGTGGGAAATGTAACCCCGTCGCGAAGGAGATTTCCTCATTGGAGAAAAAATTGAAATTAATTAGGCATTACCTATTTACACGCATTAGGCATTGGCTTATTGTTCACCCATCGCGACGAAACATGAAGCCGCGCCAGGGACTGAAAGGTCCCGCCCGCTCTTTAGGCATACAGCAGCACGTTGCCGGATAACCACCGGCCCAGCTTCAAAGGCAGCGATGAATCGGCCTTAACGATTCAGAGGGGTGGCAACTGCCCCGGGCGTGCAGCGTAAAGCGCCGAGAACAGTTATCCAGCGGGAGAACAAGCCGAAAGGCCCGCGGCTGGAGAGAAAGATTCAAACGAATTTCACTGATGCAGCTTGGCGACAGGCTGCATTGGGAAATCAATCGGAGGGAATCGCAATGGTTTACCGAAACGAGAAAGGCCAGTTCATCAACGAAACCGCCGCCATCAGGCTCGACCTGAGCTTCTTCATTTCCGAGTGGAGACGCTGGGCTCTTGAGGCCAAGCGGAAGGGCGATCACGCAGAAGCTGAACGCTGCCTGGTTGAGATGCGCGACTGCCGCCAGAAGTTGAGCGCGCTGACTGCATGACCAAGGAGCATCCCATGGAATGGCTAATCATCACCGCAATCTGCCTCACGCTTGTATCTGTTGTAGCAGTACCTGCGGTGGTGTTTTGCAGGCATGTGGATGCGTGTGGGGAGTGACACGACTTTACCCAAGCGCCCGCATTGGACGTTTTGTTGAATTCAAGTGGAGGAAGTGAGATGGCCAGAACTTACGCATATTGCACGGTCAAGGATGGCGAGGACATCACGATCAACCTGACCGTTGTTTCCTTCTCCGGCTCGAAAGGCAATTTCAGCTCTCAAGCCGCTGATCCTGATGAGTACTTCGGGACCTGCGAAATCGAGTGGGTGACGAAGGACGACACCAGCCATCTGACTGACGCTGAGATCGACTCAATGGAGGAGTGGCTTGTGAATGAACACACCGATTACCTGGCTGAGCAAGCCTACTGCGACTGACCACACCCCCTCACCCCTATACCGGGCTCTGAGGTAGATGACTGGGATGGGAGATAGAAGATGGATGCAGTGAAATGGCTGGTTGAATCGGCGCGCAGTTGGAATCACTCGCTTGTAGTCGCAAAGCGTATCGGCGACCTGCCTGCAACAGAAGCGGCAATGCGTGACCGGCGCGACCACTTCATGCGCCGCGCAAGAGCTTGCACAGCCTAACCCACCCCATCAACGCAACGGAGCAAGACAATGAGTGATTCGAAATATACACCGGGGCCTTGGCGAGTAACTACAGAGCTTCGCGATACCGATGAAATTGTTTGCGACATGCTGAACGAGAAAGGCTATGTAGCCATTACTCAGGGGCAGAAGCTTTCACACTGGCGCGAGGACGCCAAGCTGATCGCCGCCGCGCCGGATCTTCTGGAAGCGCTAAAGTCATCGGTTAGCGATCTGTTTTACCAAATCGAATCCAAGCATGGTGCTGAGGCGGCGAGTAAATATCCATCCATCGTTGCCGCCCGCGCCGCCATCGCCAAAGCCACCGCATAACCGCCCTATGGGCAAGAGTACCGATCACTTCGCAAGAGGTGACATCGGAGTGTGATCTGAGGCCAAGTCTCGGGCGGCGGACGTGCCAACAGGCAGTCTTTAGGGCTCCCCCTTCCGCTTAATGCCGGTTGAGCCCCGGACAGATCACACCCCGATGCGGACGAAACTGCGGCCTATAACCGCCCACCTGCACCCAGCTGCCAGAGCGCGCCGCCGCAGTTGAAACCCGATACGGAGAATTTGCAGCCATGCACCAGTAAGCACCCGCTGCCGAGCAGCAGTTTTCTCAGCCACTACAGCGCTGGGCGCTTGGACCGACGACAGAATATCGGCCCCGGAGAGCGCGCCTTGTCAGCGCCCCGCAGCGGGCATAGCCCACAGGATCTGCTGGTGACATCAGCGCCGGACAAGTAACCGGCATCCCTTCCCGAATCCACCCGTCAGTCCTCCCCTCGCGCCCATCGGCAATAGCGAGCGGCCGAGGGCTGAGCGAGTGGATTTGAACCTGTGAGGATTGAGTGATGAGCAAGCAACAGGCGGCCCGCATCCTCCGGCATCAGCTGGATGAGCTTTCGCATACCGCTTCGCAGTCAGTTGCCGCGAATTCCGGGGGCTGGATCAGCTGCAGCGACAGGCTTCCCGATCTTCCAAAAGGCAGCGGAAAGCATCACGTCATGGGCTATACGCCAGCCAAAGATGCCCAGCGCTTTGCGAACGGCTCGCGCTTTCTTTACTGGAACGGTATCGACTGGCGCTACCCGGACGGGGCGCGCTTCGAGCATCGAGTCACGCACTGGCAGCCATTTCTCGCGCCACCAACTGCATAACCCAGCCCCTGGAGGCAACCATGAACGCAGCATTGCAGATTGCGCAACTGAACTACGACCGTGCGTTGCCTCCTGAGGATGACGTAGCGCGGGAAACGGCGGCGGCTGAATGGCTGGCTGAGTCGTGCGAGCAGATCGTCCGGCATCGCGCTGACATCCGCTTCAAACGCATCGGGCATCCAGAGCGAGGCGTAACCCACGCTGAATACCTGGTCGCCCTCCAGTTTCACCTGAACCAGCAGCAGATTGACGGCAGCGACAAGGAAGACTGGCTGGCCCAGCTCGTCCTGAACAACGCTTACGGATATGCATCGCCGACCATCGCGGGCTACCTGGTTGGCACCGGCCACCCCATGGACAAGCTCTTCGAAATCGCAGAGGCCCTACTTCGGCCTCTTGTCGACGACGCGCTGATCGCCAAGGCCGAGGACGACACACTATGAGCCGCCAGATTATCGAAGCGGCCATTGCCGACATACCAACTCACGAAAACCCCGACCTTGCCTCAGGGCTGGCCGAGGGTCTCGTCATCGCCTACTTCACGTCGCAGGTCATCGACTCCGACGAATTTAAAGACTACTGCGCGCGGATTCGGGCCGAGAGCCAAGCGCGCCAGCCAAGGAGAGCGGCATGAGCATTGATTGGACCAAGGCGCCGGAAGGCACAATTGGCGCCATGGTTGCGGGGTTCAGCACTGCATCTGTGGGGTTCGGCGGCATCGAGTGGATCCCCTCCAGTGGGACGCCTTACGAGCACTACAGCCAAGGCTTTGATGCCTGGACTTACCATGAGGCTCCCAAGCCATGGAGCGGCGAAGGCCTGCCGCCGGTTGGGGCGGTTTGTGAAATCAAGCACCACAAGCTCGGATGGGTTCGGTGCGAAATTGTTGCCCACAAAGTTATGGATTGTGGGGGCAAGGCTCACGCTATCGCTTGGATTGACGCCAATACTATTGACCAATCACAGGGGCTGCGCTTCCGTCAAATTCGCACCTCTGAGCAGATTGCGATCGATGAGATCGTAAAGGTGCTTCAGCAGGAATGCTGCGCCGGAGACTATGACGGCTCTCTGTCTGCCAAAGCTCTCTACGACGCTGGCTACCGCAAGCAGGTGACGCCATGAGCACTGCACCGGTTAAATCGCTGATCGACGAGCAGGTTGAAGAGCTTGATGCTCGCAACGCTCACGCCCTGGTGCGCGGCACCTTCTCCCCACCTCGCGGCATGCGTGTTGCTGATCTGCCCTACCCCATCAAAGCAGACTGGCTGAAGCGTCGGCCATTGAAGGGCTGGGGATGACCGGCTACCAGCGCGCCAAGCGCATCGCCTTCTGGCGAGGATCGGCAATCGCCCTCACCGCCGCAACAATCTGGATGCTGGCCAGCGCTTACGCCGGGCACATCACGCAGTAACCCTTCCCCATTTAACCGCAGCGCCCCGGCAACAGCATGGCGCAAGGAGCAATCATGTCCGCAGCACAGCAACTCATCACCATCGACGACATCAGCGCCGATAACGCGCCGGTCATTTACGTGGCAGGCGGACTGAAGCAGTTCCTGGAGCACGCCACCGCCCAAGCCACCGGCGAAGTGCCTGACCTGACCACCCGCAAGGGCCGTGAGCGTATCGCCAGCTTGGCTGCGCAGGTCAGCAAGTCGAAGGCAGCGGTCGAGAAACCCGGTCGCGACTACCTGAAGCGTCTCAAGGAAATGCCGAAGATCGTCGAGACCGAGCTGCGTGAGTTCGTCACCAAGATGGACGCGCTGCGTGATGCCACCCGCCAGCCGCTGACTGATTGGGAAACGGCCAATGATGCGCGGATTGATGCGCACAACGACCGGCTGGAGTGGCTGCGCGGGTTGCCGCTGAACCTGACCGGTGCCACGTCAGCCCACGTACAGGGCCTGATCGAGCAGGCCGAAGCAGTGGCGATTGACGACAAGTGGGAGGAGTTCAAAGCTGAAGCAGCCGGCGTCAAGGACCTAACAATAAATGCGCTCCGGGCAATCCTTGTCGAGCTTCAACGGTACGAAGCTGAACAGGCTGAACTCGCGCGCCTCCGCGCCGAATCCGAAGCCCGAGCCGAGCAAGACCGAATTCGATTGGCACAGGAAGCAGCTGTAGAGCTAGAGCGCCAGCGTGTTGCCCTGGAACAGCAGGCCGAACGTGATGCAGCCGCCGCCCGTGAGCAGGCACTGATTGATCAAGCCGCCGCCCAGCAGCGCGCCGCTGAGCAGGCCGCCCGCGATGCCGAACAGGCCGCAGCCAATCAAGCCCTTCAATTACAACTGGCTGCCGAACAGGCCGAGCGCTTGAAGGTGCAGGCCGAGGCCGACCGGGTCGCAGCCATCCAGCGCGGCGAGCAAGAGCGCATTGCAGCCGAGCAACGCCAAGCCGCAGCGGTTGAGCGCGCACGGCTCGAAGAGATTGCCCGTCAGGAACAGGCCGCCGCTCAAGCTGCCCGCGAGGCCGCCGCCCGCGAAGCCGACAAGGCTCACAAGGGCGCGATCTACAAGGCCGCAAAGGAAGCGTTCATGGATAACAACATGACCGAAGAATGCGCCCGCCTGGCTGTGAAGCTGATTGCCAGCGGCATGATCCCGAACATCAAAATTACTTACTGAGGTTGCCATGACCAACGTCGCCCGAATGGAAACAGCCGACCGGATGCCGGTACAGGCTCCAGAGTCCGCAACGATCCTCCAAATCATCCAGCAGGTCGCCATGTCGCCAGACGCGGACATCGACAAGATGGAACGCCTGATGGCGATGCATGAGCGCTTCCAGGCGCAGCAGGCCAAGCAGCAATTCGACGAAGCGCTGGCCCAGATGCAGGAAGAACTGCCCGTCATTGGTGAGCGTGGCGGCATCAAGGACAAAAGCGGCCGCATCCAGAGCACTTACGCGCTGTGGGAAGACATCAACGAAATGATCAAGCCTGTGCTGGCAAGACATGGCTTTGGCCTTTCGTTCCGCACCCCGCGTAACGAGAAAGGCATCGAGGTTGAGGGTGTGCTCAGTCACCGCGCCGGACACCGCGAGACGACCTCGCTGCTCCTGCCGGCCGATACCAGCGGCAGCAAGAATGGCGTTCAGGCTGTGGCCTCCAGTGTGAGCTACGGCAAGCGCTACACGGCAGGTGCCCTGCTCAACTTCACCACCACTGGCGAAGACGACGACGGCAACGGAGCTGTGGTTACACCGCGTGTGACGTCGGCACAGGCAGCGACCCTCGCCATGCTGCTGGAGAAGTGCAGCGAGAGGGCAAAGGCAGCCTTTGCAACCATGCACGGCACCCCGGCCTCGGTCGAGAAAGCAGTGTTTGACCAAGTACTGGCGATGCTCACCAAGTCGGCATCCCAAAACAGCAAGTCCGCCGAGGAGAGCCAGAATGAAAATAATCAGTAATGTCGAGCAAGGTACTCAGGCGTGGCTGGATCTGCGCTTGGGCATCATCACCTGCTCTGAGCTGGATTCGCTGCTGGTCAACGGCAAAGGCGAGGCAGGCTTCGGCGCTGGTGCCTTCACCTACATGAACACGCTGATCGGTGAGCGCATCACCGGTGAGGCTGCCGACCCGTTCCAGGGCAACCGCCACACCGAGCGCGGGCATGAATATGAAGGCATTGCCCGAAACCTGTACGAGTCGCGCGAAGAAGTGAAGGTCGATCAGGTAGGGATCATCCTAAATCACGGTATCGGCTACTCGCCGGACTCGCTGGTGGGTGCCACGGGCCTGACCGAGATTAAAACCAAGCTTCCGAAGCTGCAGGTCGAGGTGATCCTCGGCGGCGAAGTGCCAAAAGAGCACATCGCTCAATGCCAGGGTGGGCTCTGGGTATCGGAACGTGAGTGGATCGACTTCGTTTGCTACTGGCCGGGCATGCCGCTGTTTATCAAGCGTGCCTACCGAGACGAGGTGCTCATCCGCAAGCTGAACGAGCGCGTCAAAACCTTCTACGAAATCCTCGACGAACGCATGAACCGCGTTCTCGGCATCGCTGCTTAACAAGGAATCAACATGCCAACACTATCTGACGTCGGCCGCCTCGGTCGGGACGCTGAAATCCGCTACACGCCGGGCGGTGACGCTGTGTGCAATCTTGCTCTGGCCTGTGAATACGGCCGCAAAGGCACTGACGGCAAGAAGCCCACCCAGTGGATCGACGCAACGCTCTGGGGCAAGCAGGCTGAAGCGCTGGCCCCGTATCTGCTCAAGGGGCAGCAACTGCACTTCACTATCGACGATGCCCACGTCGAGACTTTCCCAAAGAGTGACGGCACCCAAGGCATCAAGCTGACCGGTCGAGTGATTGTGATCAAGTTCGCAGGCAGCCCACCGCAGCAGGATCAGCCCGCACCGCAGCAGCAGTCGCGCCCGGCCAATCAGCAGGCCCGGCCTCAGCAGCAATCTCGACCAGCCCCGCAGCAGTCACCACAGCCTGCGGCAGACTTCGACAGCTTCGACGACGACATACCGTTTTGAGGCGCATCAACACCAAGGTCCGCACACGAAGGCGGGCCGAACAACTCAACCTCCCACCGAGCGGACTGAGAAATGCAGACTCAAAAAGCGAACACGCGGGTCGACACCCACCAGCGCAAAGGCCCCACCCACCACAAAGCGAAGCTGACCACAGCTCAGGTAGATGACATGCGTGAAATCTACGAAAGCGGCGGTGTCACTTACGCCCTGCTGGCCGAGGTCTTCAAATGCGGATTATGCACAGCACGCGACATCGTGCTTTACCGCACGCGACTGCATGGGTGACTTATGGCAATGAGCCAAGAGCAGCGTAACGAGAAGCTCGCAACCAAGCGGGCCAAGTTCGCCGAGAAGGAATTGCGCCACCGGGTTCGGCCTGGCATTGAGGAAGCCCTGAGAAGAGTCAGGGCTCGCGCCGACGATATAGAAACCAGTGAGCTTCTGCAGGTCGCCATCATGAAGATGGACTTGATGGGCGATGAAGAGCTTCGGTTATTCGCAGAATATCCGCGCCACGAAATACTAGTTAGCGAATCCGTGGCGCGGGAGATTTACGATCACGGCGTCCGAAGCATCTTGAATCACCCGGATCAGGATCTTGACGACGAGATCGAGAGCCCTACTGCATAACAAAGGGGCCGGATGCTGAAACCTGATTCGTCAGGTTTCGTTATGTCTGACAACTGGCGCGTCGGTTCGACGAAGTCGAACAGAGAACTGATACGGAAACCTGAGCACGAGATTATAGGTGCTGTGACTAATGATATTCTCATTCTAACGATCAACTTTCGTGCGCCCCGTATATGGCAAGAGCGGCTGAATTTTTCCCCCATGCGGCTTTAGCAATTCGACGCACGTCATCCTTGTTCATTAAAAGTTCAATATCCAAGTTGTCGAACAACTGAAATTCTTCAGCATATTTCCTGAAGTTTTCGCCCTTCTCACTCAGGCAATTGTAGAATATGAGAGCCAACTCAAAATCCGACAGTAGTGATCTGACAACCACCCCCAATTTTTGCCGATCAGGGTAATCACTCTCGGATAAAAATTTGAAGACGCTGTAAAGAGACCTTAAGTACACTCCAAGATCGCTATGAAAATGTCCCCAGATAACCGTGTAGGCTTTAAGAAGCGCCGCGTCATGGTTGCGAGTCTTGGCCGCAGCCCCATAGATACGCCTCATATTTCGGAAAATGGTTTTGAGGCAGTCCCGCCCTGTAGCCACAACGATTCTTGTTTTTGAGTCCGCCAAATCAAGCCTATCCACAACATTTTGCTGCAAAGTCAGGCGACTGTAAAATTGAGCTTCGAATTGTTGCATATCAGACTTTTCTTTCTGTACCGATAGGTCTCGACGCTGGTACAAGAGTGTGGCGACCACACCACTACAAGCCAAAGCAGAAAAAAGAGCGTTTATTACGCCAAAAGCATCACCGAATGTTCCAGCGCGGGCTCTATCTAATACGCCGTTTGGTGCAGTGTCCAACCCAGAATAAAGAAAGAACCAGTAGCCGATATAGGTTCCTACGATTATCAAAACGACAATGCCTATAAATTTATCCAGTCGTGACTTCATCACTTCTTGCTCCCTGATCCGGCTCCATGCCGGTCACCCGTAATACCCCAACTCAAACCAAATAGCCACTATGTCGCATCCGGTCTCGGAGGGCGGCGCATGCATGGAGATCACCATGAGCAGCTACTTTTACAAAACCTCCGCGCCATCAGTTCTGGCCGCCGTCCAGGCGTGGGACGCGATCCGCGCTGAGTTCGACTTAAAGCGCATCAAGCTGAAGGACATCTTCGGCGGTCAAGGCTCGCCCATGTCCTCCGGCAACGACAGCTATGTCGGCGGCGTGAAGATCAGCGACAGCCGCGATCTGGATGTCTATTGGTGTCGGCCAGATGAATACGGGTATCGCTCGCTGCGAACTGCAGCAAAGCCCGAAAAAGGCGCAACAAAGGAAGCGCGGGCAGCCTACAAGGCTGAGCACGAACGCCTAACTGGATTGTGGAAAGAGAATTGCCCGGCGCGTATCAGCAAGGACGACGTCTGGAAGGCAATCGGAGTCGACTTCGGTAGCATTTGGCTGAGCGGTGGCGTGTTCTTCGAGCACGATGGCGTCGTGTACCTGCACCTTGGCTTCCAACTCAAACCGGAAGGCGAAGGCGTCGACGGTGCTGCTGAAATCCTTTCGAGTGAGTTAGAGGCGGCCCGCCAAGCAGTGCTTGGGAAACGCAAGGCCGCCTAAGCAGTCAGCAAGCGCCAGGCGGAATGCCGCCCTTGTTGAAGTCTTTCAGACGCTCCCGCTCTTCCTTGGTGGAGTGCGCTGGAGTGTCATCCTTTGGGGGTTCTTTCTTTTCGTCAGTCATGCTGCTGCCCTCTTTAGTGGTTCCTGGTTTGGCAACGTGAGGCATGTGCAGTTCAAAGTTTCCGGCTCCGGGGTCACGCTACACCAGCGACGTTGCAAGCTACCGGTCAACGAGATCGAAGCCCTTCACCAGGTCCCGGCAGTATCGAAGCTCATGCACCGCACCCGGCTTGAACTGCTCGAACCACCCAACCATTTCCTCTTCGGTCAATTCGGCAGCCGCCAGCTCTGACAGCTCGTCGATATCGATACCCATGCTCGCTGCCGTTGCAAATACAGCTATGAGCGCCTGCTTCAGTTCCATTGCGTGCTTGTCGGTCATTTCGGTTCCCTCCTGGGTTCGACTGAAGCTTAGACGGGCCTTTCAACCCTTTCAACGAATCACGCCACACCGGCGAGGATCCCGCATGACCGCATTTCAGAAGAAACACCCGATGATGCCTGCCCCGACCCTGGGTCTGCCTTTCGAAAAGGAGTTGGTCGTGGACCTGTTCGCCGGTGCCGGTGGTGCAAGTACCGCAATTGCCCGGGCGTACCGCGAGCCGGACGTGGCCGTAAATCACAATCAGATAGCGCTGGCAGTACACCGGGCCAACCATCCGACCACGAAGCATTATGTTGCCGACGTGTTTGAAGTTGATCCAGTGCTGGCAACTGGCGGTCAGCCCGTGGGCATCCTCTGGGCCTCGCCTGATTGCCGTCATCACAGCAAGGCCAAAGGCGGTGCACCGCGTGATCGCAAGGTTCGCGGGCTGGCCTGGGTTGTTATTCGATGGGCATTCGCCACGCGACCACGCCTTCTCTTTTTGGAGAACGTTGAGGAATTCTCAGATTGGGGGCCAATTGACGAGGAAGGCCGCCCAATCAAGGCCGAGAAAGGCCGCACGTTCCGCGCATTCATCGCTGCGCTGAGCACCGGGCTTGCTGCGGACCATCCCGATATGGCGGAGATTCAGGATTCAATTGGAGAATTTGTCCCACTCTCTAGCCTCGTCCGCGGACTTGGTTATAACGTCGAATGGCGCGAACGGATTGCAGCCAACGCGGGTGCACCGACCATTCGCAAGCGGCTGTACCTGGTAGCTCGCAGTGACGGCAAGCCAATCGTATGGCCTGAACCGGTACGGCATAAGAATCCGACAGGAAATCAGCTGGGATGGCGCAGCGCCGCGGAATGCATTGACTGGAGCCATGAAGGAAGAACGATTTTCCGCAAAAACCCGATGGCTAGAAACACGATGCGACGGGTTGCTAAGGGATGCTGGCGGCACGTACTGACCAGCGCCAAGCCCTTTATCGTACCGATGCGCGGCACCTCACCATCGCACACCAGCTCGCACGGTGTTGACGAGGCGCTTTCCACCATTAGCGCTGGCGGTACCCATCACGCACTGGTCGCCCCAAGGATGGCGACCTTCCTGACTGAATGTGCCAACGGGTCCGCCCAGCGAAACTTCGACGTACAGGAGCCACTGCGTACACAGGTCGCCCAGGTCAAAGGTGGCCATTTCGCGATGGTCGCTGCCTCCATGGTAACGCTCCGAAAAGGCTCGGTAGGTTCTGACGTACGAGCGCCTCTGTCAGTTGTGGCAACCAGCACCGGGCATCACGCAGTCGCTGCGGCATTCTTCGAGCAGGCCAATGGCGGGTTCTACGATGGTGACGGTCGCGCCGCCAGCGATCCTCTTTCTACCATATGCCAGTCCGGCGCAAACCAGCGGCTGGTCAGTGCTTACCTGGTGAAATACTACGGCAACGAGAAGGACGGTATATCGCTCACCGAGCCAATGCACACCCTGCCAACCAAGGACCGTATCGCATTAATTAAAACAGTTCAGGTTCCGGACACACTGACGCCAGAGCAGATGGAGGGAGCTCGCCGTTGCGCTGCCTTCATGCATGAGTTTCTGCCGGAGCACTTCAAAGACCCGGCCGAAATGGTACTGGTTGGCGGATACGTGCTCGTCGATATCACGCTCCGCATGCTGCAGCCGCCAGAACTGAAGAAGGCCCAGGGCTTCCCCGACAGTTACATCATTGATCGTGGGCTATTCGTCGATCCGGTAACAGGGGCTGAGGAGTGGCGGTCAGTCAACAAGACCGATGGGGTCAGGCTGATCGGCAACAGTGTTTGCCCGGACGA